TACTCGGCATTACGTCCACCGGCTACAAGGTCTACGCGATTCTGGGGGCAGAAGACCCAGCGGGCGGGACTGGCGGCAGCGGTACCGGCACGGCCACGAAGGACAAGGACGACAAGACCGGCGAACCTAAGGATGATCCTAGGGACACGCCGGACGAAACGGACCCTGAGGTTGATCGCTTGGCGCGTCGGTTGGCAGCTGCCGACCGAGCGAAGGGGGATCTCCAAAGGCAACTCGATGAGATCAACAGCCGTGACAAGACCGAACTTCAAAAGGCTCAAGATGAGCTTGCGAAGGCGGTCGTGGAACGGGATGCTGCGATCGAGGCCAAGAACAAGGCGCTTGTACACGTTGAGTTCTTGAAGTTCCCGGGGAACGACTGGCACGACCCAGAAACGGCCCTGGCCCTTGTCGATCTGAGTGATGTGGAGTTCGACGCAGAGAAGGGCAAGGTCACCGGCGTCAAGGAAGCGGTGCAGAAGCTCGCCAAAGCCAAGCCATTCCTCTTGAAGACCACACAGGGCGATGGTAAGGGAGGCGGCAAGAAGGATGATGGGGCACCAGCGGATGGGGCTCCGCCGTCCGGGCATTCGCCCAACGAAACCGGGACAAAGCCGGACGACAAACAGGGTCAGCGTGATGCGTTGATTCGGAAGTACAAATTGTAAGCCACGCACCAGAAAGGACACGACGTGGCCAGGTATGACAAGTACGAGCCGAAGGTCAGCGGTGGCCGAGCGCGGCTCGCCAATGACTGGCTCCCCCAGGATGTCGACAAGGTCGTTGGGGTAGGGCTCAATGCCTCTGGCCTCGTCGTCAAGGGCGCCGGGGTTACGGGCATCCTCGCCGTGCTGATCTGCTCGAAGATTGAGCGGGCCGGCACTGTGGTCGACCTCATGGACAAGGGCGACATCGTCGACTTCAAGTATGTCGGCCGTCCGCGCGTTCCGTTCGCCGGAGCAACTCCCGCAACCGCTTACTACGCGGCTGCAGATGGCGTTGTTTCCGCAACGGACACCGGAACCTACATCGGCACTACGCGTGATGCCGATTACCTGCCCATCAACGTCAGCCCGGCGGGAGGCGCCTGAGCCATGGCTACCGAATATGGCAAGTGGCTCCTGCACGAGCAGGCGTCTCTGGACCCGATGCAGTTCTTTGGTCCGGTAGGAAACACGGCAATGTCCGGGCGGGAAATGATCAAGCTCGCCGAGCTTGGTTTGTACCCGGCCATTCGAGGCGCCGAGGGCGGTTATGTCACCGAGGGTGACATTGTCCAGAGCACGGCGGATGGTACTGACCTCAATGCGATGTGGGCCGAGTTCCAGCAGGTTCTCGACATCCACAACGCACGGCGCTCCGGTTTGGTCTCGCTGTTGACCTACCCGGTGCAGCAGCTCATCGAAGACGTGCCCCAGATGGGGGAGAGCACGTTTGAGGAAGCCTCCGAGTTCGGCGAGCCGCGCGGGCAGCGTGCGGCGTTGTCGTTCTTCCAGCTGGCATACGACTTCAAGGACTACGACCTGGCGACCAGGTTCACCTGGAAGGCGTTGCGCGACCTGGATCAGCGGCAGGTGGAGGCTCTGCATCAGCAGGCCATTACCGGTGACAACCGTCTGGTATTCAAGAAGGTCATGGAAGCCATCTGGAACAAGGACAACCGGGCCGCAACGATCAAGGGCCAGAACTACACGGTGTTCGCGTTGTACAACGGAGATGGCGCCGTTCCCCCGGCATACAAGGATGTCGAATTCGCCGGCACTCACTCGCACTACATGACGAGTGGCGCTGCTGTCATCGACTCCTCGGACCTGGAGGACGCATTCGAGAACATCGCCGAACACGGCTATGGATTCGAGAATGGCACCAGGTTCGTCGCAATGATGAACCGCGAGGACATCAAGGAAGTCCGGATGTTCCGGGCCGGCGTGGAGAACAACAATGATGCCGTAGCCACCTACGACTTCATCCCCGCTCCCGCACAGCCCGCGATGATCGTGCCGAATGTCGAGGGTCTCTTGGGCTCGCGCCCGGCCGACTCCTGGCAGGGTCTGCCCGTCATCGGCTCCTACGGGAACATCCTGATCGTTGAAGAGGGCTACATTCCGCCCGGCTACTTCTTCATGTTCGGTACCGGCGGCGAGGGCGACCTGCAGAACATTGTGGGTCTCCGCGAGCACCAGAACCCGGCATACCGTGGACTCCGGCTGCTCCCCGGCAACCAGAGTCGGTACCCGCTGATCGACAGCTACTACTCCCGTGGCTTCGGCACCGGCATTCGGCAACGCGGTGGCGCTGTCGTGATGATGCTCGGTGGCGATGGCACTACGGCCACTTATGTGGCTCCGGAGAAGTACGCCAAGAACGGGGTGCTGGTGGCATGAGTCGACACATCGATCTGACGAAGCCGCTCAGCGATGCTGACAGGGCTTATCTGGAATCTCGCGGGCGGTATCGGCTGATCGATCTGCTCGACAAGGGCCAGCGCGGGGGCTCTCCTGCTCCTTCGGCCCCGACCGAGGTAGTGGCGGACAAGGAGACCGAAGCCGAGCCCTCTGTGGAGGACTGGGTGGCTGATCTCACCGTCCGGGAGTTGCGGCTTGAGCTGGAGAAGTTGGGCCAGCCCGAGCACGGCAACAAGGCAGAACTCCAGGCGCGTCTGTCTGAGGCTCTGGCCGCGCAGAGCTAAGGACAGAACTGAGACGGGGCCAGTTATCTGCTGGGCGGAGGCTGGCCCCGTCTCCCTGGCGTAAGGATTCCAAATGGCTGTGATCTCGCTGGCCGGCTCATGGGGACCGGAAGGCCTGGAATACCCCGATGGGCGGCACGCCGCGAATGTGGATGTAACTGTCAACACTCCGCTTGGCCAACCAGCCACTCTATTCGTCGACAAGTACCGGTCCGCACTCGCGCCCAATCCGGTCCGCACCGATTCGCTTGGCAACCTGATGATCTTTGCTGAGCCTGGCAGCTATCTCCTCCTGATCCACAACGCCTCAATTCCGATTGAGGTCGTCGAATCAGCGGGCGAGCGGAGCGCGCTGGAGGATGCCGCAGCGAACGCGGATGCCGGCATTCCGCTTGTGTTCTGGAAAGACCCAGCCGGACTCTACTCATTCCGACCCCAACCACAGGGCGTACCAATTTGGGGCGATACTGTGCGTTGGCGCGAAGCTCCCCCGGCCGAGGATGATGTTGCGCCGGAAGGCTCGATTCACGTAGACGGCTCAACCGGCACATACTACAGGTATCAGGAGGTTTAGGCATGACGCTGCAATGGGTGGCTGCCGGATCGAACCGAGGGCCGCAGGGACCGGAAGGCCCGGCGGGTCCACAAGGTGTTCAGGGCTCAACGGGAAGTACCGGGCCACAGGGTGATACCGGACCCCAAGGCACGCAAGGCGTCCAAGGCCCACAGGGCTCGCCGGGGCAGGGCTTCGACCCCGCGCCCGCCGTGGCGACCGTGGGAGACCTGCCGGCCGGAGACCCGAACGGCACCACGCGCGTCGTCATGGCCGACAAGCACATCTACGGCAAGGAAGCCAGCGGCTGGACCGACATGGGTTCGATCGCCGGCCCGACCGGACCGCAGGGCGCCACGGGTTCCCAAGGCATTCAGGGTGCCACGGGTCCGCAGGGTCCGCAGGGCGACCCCGGCCCAACAGGCAACACGGGCTCACAGGGCGCGACCGGTTCCCAAGGTGCCCAGGGTGTTCAGGGCGTGGCCGGCGCGGCCGGTACGCGTGGCTCTAAGTGGTGGAGCTGGGATGGGGTTACTCCGCCTAGCCTTGCCGGCGTTCTGGCTAACGACTGGGCGCAGGGGGCTAACGGCGACCTCCTGATGGCTGTGGACGTCTGACATGGTGCTGCAGTGGCAGGCTGCCGGCAACAACCGGGGACCCCAAGGGGTGCCCGGTTCAGCTGGCGCCACTGGGGCTACCGGGCCGCCCGGCGCAACCGGAGATACGGGGCCGCAGGGAGCCACCGGCGTTACGACCCTGGCCGGGGCGACGGACTACGACGGGACCGGGCTCGCAGACGGCAAGGCGCTAATCTGGGTCGCAGCCTCCTCCAAGTTCAAGCCGGGCGGGCCGTTCGCCCCGGTCGACAACCCCACATTCACCACGAAGATCCGCAGTCCCATCGTCCAGATGACTCGCGCTAACACAACAGACGTAGTGCAGGAGATCTGGGTCGGCGCGGATGCCGGAGACCGGTTCCAGCAGTTTGCCGACGGGTACATGAAATGGGGCGACGGCACTAACGCCACCGATCTATTCCTGTATCGTAATGCGGCCGGTGTACTGCGCACAAACGGAAAGATCATTGCGGATGGGCTATTCGATCCGGCCTCGATGCCGCGTGTAATGAACCCGATTCGATCGGGCACGGTAAGCGCGTCGCTCACTTCGGATGCATCAACAACTGCCGGCAATCTAGTCAACCTGGACATTACTGGAGCCGCAACAATTAACCCGCCGACCAACCCAACCGACTTCCAGCAGCTCAGGTATCATTGCGTGGCGGTCGGCGCGGCTCGCACAGTCACATTCGGCGCAGGCATCCTGACGACTACCGGGATAACGCTCGGCCCGTATTCGCTAACGCGCGGGCAGGTATTGGCGGCGCTCCTGGAATACGTCGGCAATAAGAACAGTGCGACCGACGTTGATGCACCGGCCTGGGCCCTCATGAGTGCGACGATTGTCGGCTGAGACATGGCCATTCAGTTTGTAGGAATGACGTCAACGGTCAACAATAGCTTGACCAACGGCGCTTCTGTGGCCATTCCGGCTGGTTCTGTAAATGATCTGATGCTGTGTTATGCATCTAACGCAGCAGTTGTAGCGTACAACGCATTAACAAACTGGACTCCGGTCGACACACTAGCCAGCACCAAGAATGCTAACACCGCGTTGGGAGTCTGGTACAGATATGCGACCGGCAGCGATACCGCTCCGACGCCAGCTTGGACCGGCGCGACTAACGCTTGTACCGCAACAATTCTACGGTATTCCGGCGTGTCGCAATCCACCTTGCCCACAGCGGTAAACCGGCACGCCTTTGCGTCGTCTCCCGCTTCTACCTGGACAGAACAATCCATCGCCGCTCCCGATCTAGCCGGCGAATTGTGGTCGGACTGGGTTGTGGATTGTTGGGCTTTGGGTCAGCGTACCCGGACCGGCGGTTCGGAGTCTGGCACTTCAATTGTGTCTGGATCTCTGGAGTTTGATGGTGGACCGGGCGGCTTCTGGACCCAGCGCGGTAACAACACAACTGGCAATGCCAGCAGCACCGGACCCACTCGGGCCACCGGCTCCACATCCTGGAACTGTGGCGTGATTCTCGCTGATCGGTTCCTGGGTGCTGTGCCGCTAGACCTGCCTACCGTGCTTGCGCATGATGGAACTGTATCTGGCGGTTCGGGCGGCCGAGGCTTGTGGATGACTCATTCGGTCGCGCTCGCTGCGGCGGTATTGCCGCCGGTACCTGGTGCTGGCCTGTACAGCGGACCGAACTGAGGAGGAGACATGGCGAGCAGCGCGGATATCAACAAGGTCAAGGACAACATCGAGGATGATGCCGCCGAGCGGGGCTGGACCGATCCATACATCGCCGCTCGGCTTGATGCGGGCGCGAGCGTCAACCGGGTATCCGAGACATATTGGCGCAAGCGGGCCCAGGCAACAATCGAGCTGGTGAATACCAGCGAGGCCGGCAGCTCGCGCGGGAATGACGCTGTGTACAGCCGAATGGTAGCGCAAGCCGACTATTACGCCGGGCTCGCCCTCGTTGAGGAAGCGGTCGCGCCGGAAACCGCCGCAGTCGACCGGGTTGGCGGATTCAACCTGAAGAGGGTGTAGCGCAATGGTAGTCGTTCCTAATCCGCCTTACTCGCCGGCTCCGCCAATCCCGGCGGTTGATCGAACCACTGAGCTGGACCTGAACCGGCGAAACACCGCGTATTTCATCGCTCAGAGCCCAGTAGCGGTCTCCCTTACCCCTCGGACCCGAGTTCGTACCCCCTCGGGCGGTACCGACCGGCAGCTGGGCGCTGAGAGGCCCATGCAGACCTTCCGGCTCATCCAGCAGAGCCCTTCCGGCTCCAGTATCGAGCAGCGGGACGAGGAGGGCTCGACTGAGCGCCGTGTTGACTATGTGTTATTGGGCAAGTGGGACGCCGAAATTGACCTTGGCGACTACTGGGACTCGGGTGACATGCGCTATGAGGTTATGAGCATCTTGCCGTACAACGGCTATGAGACTCGGGCCAATGTCGAGGCGACCGGGCGGCACCCATGATCACCTTTGAGTGGGACAGCGGGCGCGGGCCGGAGAAGATTCGCGCCAATCTCGCCAGGCTCGACTTCAAGACCAAGACCGGTATTCAGCTGGCCTTCGAGCGGCAGGCCGCATTGTCTACCGGTTACATGAAGACCACAGCGCCGTGGACCGACCGGACCGGAGCGGCCCGCGCCGGCCTCCACACAACGACAGTCTTTGCGCCTGGGAGCTTTGAGCTAATCCTGGCGCACGCCGTCAGCTATGGCATCTGGCTTGAAGTGTGCAACTCCGGGCGGTATCAGGTGATCCTGCCTTCGCTTCGACAAGCAATGCAGGAACTCCAAGCCATGATAAGCCACATCTGGGACTGAGGTGTAATATGGGCGCCCGATCGGCCGTTTTCAAACTATTGTCCGAAGACCTTGTGTTGAGTGGACAGTGGAACATCGACGCTGAGGCGATATTCGCCAACGCCGATCTCGATGTGGCGCCACGCAATGGTCCATTCATTGTACTGCGGTGGGAAGAAGAGACGCCAGCCTACGGCAATATCGGCAGTGAGGTGTTGACTGTTTGGGCGCATTGTCCTCGGCAGGTCAGCACCGACTATGTACCTCTCCGCGCGATCCTGATCCGCGTGCGGGAAATCCTGCTCGGCGCGGAACATGTGGAGGGAGCCGATGGCTGGCTAAGTTGTTGTAATTACAACGGGATGAGCGCCGACTTCAATGACGAGGTGCTCAAAACAATCTCCAAGAATGCGGCGTTCGACGTGGTGGCTCGCCCCACTACGGTAGAATAGATGCGACGAAAGGAGCACTATCATGGCCGATGAATCGGTCGTTGTCTACAAGGGTGACGCTACTACAAGGCGTGTCACCGACAAGGCCTGGAAGTCGGTTGGCGTACAGGGGCAGAAGACCGTTGTCTGGGACGCCAAGAACAACTTCTCTGTCCCGACGAGTGACCTGACGCCGGAAGCCCTGGCATTCCTCAAGGTCGACAAGTTCTTCACGGTGCCGAAGGATGCTGAGGTGGCCGATGTCAATGCGCCGGCCGGCGACGATTCAGACATCTCGGGCGGGACGGTTGAAGAGCCGCCGTCGCCAACGCCCAGGGCTCGCAAGAGCTGATGGAATTACGGTGTCCGTCAAGCATCTTGTTTGGCATCATAGACTCGAATCATATCGAGGTGCGGTGTCGATCAAGGCGTTGTGGATACCGGCCAGGCGTAGTAGTGCTACACAGAATGTCTCTTGAAACAGGAGAGGTCGTCATGACCCACTCCTACAGGAATCCAGGAAAGGATGGGAAATGACTGCTCCCCTGGGCACTCCGCTCCCTTATGGGCTGCGGGATGTGAAGCTGACTCCGTTCGCGGATCAGGCCGGGACTGTTCTGGCGGTCAACTCTGTCGACCTCCCCAACTCCCGAACCTTGTCGTTCTCCGAGGCCGAGGACTTCGAGGAGCTGGAGGGTGACGACAGGATCGTGACCTCGCGGGGTAAGGGCGCGATGGTCGAGCTGGAGATCGAGTCCGGAGGCATCTCGCTGGATGCCTGGAAGGTGATCTCGGGCGGCCGGATCATTGAAGATGGTCTCACGCCAAACCGCTCGCGGGTATTCCGCAAGTGCGGGCGGGACGCGCGCCCGTGGTTCATGGCGGAAGGCCAGGCCATCTCCGACTCGGGCGGCGACATCCACGGCATCGTGTACCGCTGCCGCATCACCGACTCGATCGAAGGCGAATTCGATCAGGGCAAGTTCTTCCTCACCAAGGCCAAGGGCAACGGTTACCCGCTCCTGTCCGATGAGGAAGGCGAGGATGTCCTGTACGACTTCGTCCACAACGAGACCCCAGTCAGCATTCCGCTGACCGGAGCCGCACTGCCAACCGCACCGTAACAACGGACCGGGCTAAGGAGCACATCGGATGCCAAGCCAACCAAATAGCAAGTACGCGCCCACTACCTGGGGCACGGATCTCTACTACGATTTCGAGTGCCCGAGCGGACAAACCGTCCAGCTCAAGAAGGTCGGTCTTGCCGAGATCATGATGAGTGGCATGATCGACGAGATGGATGTGCTCGGCGCGCTGATGGAAGACGCCGTGATCAAGCCGGCGTCCGGTAAAGCCCCGCAGGACCGGCAGTCTAAGAAGCTGACCAAGAAGCAACAAACCGCCAAGGAAGAGGCGGCCGCCATGGACCTCATGAAAGACCCTAAACAGCTTGAGGCCATGATGCGGGCCATGGAGAAGATTGTCCCTGTCGTTGTCGTTCAGCCGGTTGTTGTTTCGCCCTGGACAAAGGACGAAGACGGAAAGCAACGCCGGCTGGCTAATGATGAACGGACCGAGGGAGTCATTTACAGTGACACCGTTGGCTTCGAGGATCAGATGGCGATATTCGGGGAGGCCATGGGCGACAAGTCTGTGGAGGAACTGGCCACGTTTCGTGACCAATCCGAATCACCTGTGGGAGATTTGGAGGATGAGCCAGTCCTATAACTGTAGGCCCAGCGCCTTCTTTGGATCGCTTCATCCCGTAACAGAATTCTATGTGGATCGAACGGTCTGGAGATTTGGTACATCGATTGATGGCGAGATTGAGAACGCGGCCAAATCCGCCAAGAACGATGCGATGGCCAATGCGGCAATGGGACAAGTAATAACTAGATGGCTCGGTTCGGGTGGCGGGGCCAAACAGAAGTACAGGGACCCTGCAAACCTGCGCAAATAGGAGCCAAGCATGGCCGACTACGATCTTGGGACCGCGCATGGCAAGATCAAGGTCGATTACGACGGCAAAGGCTTTCAAGACGCCGACAAATCGATGTCGAGCCTGCAAGACAAGGCGGCCAAGCTCGGCGCGGCAGCCTCAGCGCTTAGGCGGCGCTGGGGCGCTGACTTCAGCGGAATGGCCGATGATGTAACCCGTCTGGCTCGCACCTTCACAATTGCCTCGGGCGGGCTCGCGGTATTGCACGGCTTGTTCGGCCGAACAGGATCATCCATAACAACGCTACGCGGTGCCATGGGCATCGTCTCCGGGCTCGGACTCGCGCTAGGCGCGGTTCCGAAAGGCGCGGAGGGCTTCCCGAAAGTCATCCTGAACATCATCAGGATTGCGGCCGCCATTCGGCTATTCCAGAGTGGCGTTGGCATTCTGGGAACGGTAGTCAGTCGGTTCAGTTCATTCGGTGTGCTAACCGGGCTCTTGCGTGGATTCGGCGCACAGATCACCGCACTGGCCGGCCGCTCCAAGCTGCTGTCGGCCGCGCTGGGGAGTGGCACAAAGCTATTCCGGGATATGGGGGCCGGCGCCAGCTTCCTGAACTCCGGATTACAGGGCATTGCCAGGGGCGCCCTGTTTGCGGCTGCGGCATTCACATCATTCAAATTCGCCAAGAACTTCATCACAAGTATGGCGAAGCCGCTACTCCTGACCCAGGCCGGCCTAGCCGCGCTCGGTGGCAGCATCAAGCTACTCGCTGGCCTCATCGACGCGGCCAAGCAGCTCTCCGGAGTCTTCGGACTACTGCCGGGCGGAATCCTCGCAGCCGCCATAGCCTTCGGTACGCTGAAGGTCGGCATGATGGGCTTCATGGATGCCGTGAAGACCGGCAAGGGCTTGGAGAAGCTCGCGCCGGAAGCTCGCGCTGTTGCTATTGAGCTGCGGTCTCTGAAGGACCGCTGGACCGAGGTTCAGCAGGCAGTACAGAATAAGCTGTTTGAGGGAATTGCTCAGCAGATTGGTCCATTGGCCAAGACCTGGCTACCAATGCTGAAGACCGGCATGGTGGATGTGGCCGGCTCACTGCGGCAGGTCGCACAGGGCTTCCTGGACTTCGCCAAGGCACCTGAGAATGTGGCGCGAGTCGGACAGGCATTCTCCCTCACCGGGCAGATCATCCGGAATCTCGCTCCGGCCATTCAGCCGCTACTAACCGCATTCCTCCAGATCGGCAACATCGGACTCAAGGTTCTGAACGACATCACCAAGGGCGCCGGTAACGCCGCAGCACAATTCAACGCGTGGGTCACGAGCGCGGCGGGCACCGCGAAGATTGAGGGCTGGATCCGGGGCGGCGTCAAGGCGCTACAGGATCTGTGGAAGATTGCGCAGAATGTCGGGCTCGCGCTCGACACAATCTTTAAGGGACTCTCGGGCGGAAGCGGCGCCGGCTTCCTAGCCACTATCGTCAACGCTACAAATGCGCTGAATGCGTTCCTGCTCTCCGCGCAGGGTCAAGCGGTACTGGCGACGCTGAAGACGCTTATCGACAACGCCATGACATCGTTCGGTCGACTGGCCGATGTATTCATCAACAGCGTACTTCCCGCCATCCAGGCTTTCCTGCCGTACTGGAGCACGCTGAGCCAGGCGTTCATGTCCGGCATCGTCATTGCGCTACAGATCCTGGCGCCGTTGTTCCAGGCGCTCGGAAATGCGTTGTCGTTCATGGCGCCGGTAATCGGCCCGATCGTTACCGCAATTGTTGCGCTTGGAGTTACCGCGCTCGGATTGGTCATCGCCTTCAAGATTGTCGGAACGGCGATTGGCTTGTTGAAGATCGGCCTGATGGGTCTGCGGGGCGCCTGGGCCGTGGCCGGCTTCGGAGTTCGACTCCTGACCGGTTCGCTCGGCCCGGTCGAGGGCGCCATTGTCGGATTCGTCGGGCGCGCGATTGCCGCTATTGGTCGACTGGCCGGCGCGCTGATAGTAAATGCCGCGCGGATGGCAGCGGCTTGGCTTGTGGCTATCGGGCCGGTCGGCTGGATCATCCTGGCTGTGATCGCTGTTGGTGTAGCCTTTGCCGTACTCTGGGCGAAGTGCGAGGGCTTCCGCAACTTCATGATCGGGTTGTGGAATGGCATTAAGGCCGCCTGGAACGCGGCAATAGCCTGGATCCAGACCATCCCAGCCATGATCGGCTCTGCGTTCTCCTCGCTGGGTACCACGATCTCCACCGCATTCCAGGCTGTGGTTACCTGGTTCTCCACACTGCCCGCGCGGATCGGCGCATTCTTCGTTCAGCTCGGCACCACAATTGCGACCGGCGCGCGGACAGCCTGGAACTGGCTCGGCACAACGCTAAGCACGGCGCTAACGGCGGTCTGGACTTGGCTTACCCAGCTACCGATGAAGGTGGCATTCGCGCTCGGCTATTTGGCCGGGTTGGTTTACCTCGGCGCTACTGCGGCGTGGAAATGGCTGACCACCACGCTACCAATGGCTATTGCCGCCGTGGGCATCTGGCTAATCGGACTGCCGGCTAAGGTGGGGGCCTGGCTACTCGGGCTCGGCATAGCGGTTATGACGGCCGCCACTCAGGCCTGGAATTGGCTCGTAACGACGCTGACGACGGTAGCGATAGCGATTGGCGCCTGGTTTGCTTCCCTGCCCGGCTTGATCGGAGCGTGGCTCGCGGGAGTCGGCGCGGCTATTGCGGCCGGAGCTACGGCGGCTTGGAACTGGCTAGTCTCCACATGCCAGACCGCTATCGCAGCGGTCGGTGCATTCCTGTCCGCGCTACCGGGGCAAGTTGGCGCTTGGCTAGCTTCGCTGCCGGGTATCTTGGGCAATGCGGCGAGCACGGCATGGAACGCATTTACGGCGGCTTGTTCGGCTGGATGGGGCGCAGCTAAGGCTTTCATTGCCGCCATCCCCGGCCAGATTATGGGGTTCTTCTCTGCGGCCGGTACCTGGCTAGTCGAGGCCGGCAAGGCGGTCTTGCAGGGCTTGTGGAATGGCATGAAGGCCATTGCCAGCCAAGTGTTGTCGTGGATCGCAAGTATCGGCAAGCAAATTGCCGCCGGCTTCAAGGCCGCCATCTCAGTCAAGTCGCCATCCAAGATATTCGACTACTTCGGCCGGATGACCTTCACTGGTTACTGGGAAGGCTTGAAGGCACTGGCGCCGAAGATCCTGGATTACGTCAAGAGCTTTGGCCAGCAGATTGCGGAGATGGGACAGACCCACATGACGCCGGCCGGCGTGTCCATTGGACAGAGCCTCCGCGCGGGGATCGAATCGCAGCTACCCGCGCTCGCCAAGACGCTTGGCGGCATCGACGGCATGTTCGGCAAGACCCGAAACGGAATCGAGCTATTCGACATCATGTTCGGTCTGTTCGGCCGCCGGTGGGGCGGTATGGGGAAGCCGCCCGTCACGCCCCCCGTCACGCCCCCAACGCCCACGACGCCGGCTAACGCGATCAGCACCTACGTTCCGACGAATCCATACGCCGGGGCTTCAGGTGGCGATACAGCGCCCGTTAATAACTACACGATCGAGAGCGTTACTATTGACGGTCAGACAATCGAGACCATGAACAACGTTGCAGATTTCTTCAGCAAGGTCACGCAGACTGCTCGGGCCGGAAAGGCGTAACGATGGGCGTCATTACCACAATCTCCGATCCGAGTGACGGAGCGCTGGTTTCGGAGAAGGCCTGGAGTTCGGGTATGTTCCCGAGCTACCAGTACCAGTCCCGCGTCGGGTCCAGCGTTGTCGTAGACTCAACATATGGGCCAGATGGCCCGCACATGGTGGTTGGCGGTTGGCACTACGGCGCGGCTCCCCCAGGCTCTGCGGGCGGAGGTGGTCCTGGCCAGACTTCCGGTAGCGCGCGTGGTGAGGCATTCGTCGACTTCACCCCAGACAACGGATTCAACGCGCCGGTCGGCTCGATCGAGGTCGTGACTTGCTCCGCACGGGTCACTCGATACAACTATTACTACGGCACGGGGTATTTCGCCGACGACTCCATGGAGTTCTGGTCCACGACATGGAACGCACCACTCTCCACTTCCGCGTGGGGAAACTTGGAGACCATGCGGACCAACTTCGTGCCAGACGCTGAGATTTACCAGATCATGACGGACAGGTCTGGTACTGGACCGAGCAACTTGTATGAGGTGGGCGGGGAGACCCTGCTACAAAAGGTCCGCACGAATTTGGCGCAAGCCAAATCACAACAGCTAATGATGACCGCCGCGTCTTCGATGAACGACTATCCGAAGACCGACACATGGATCATGCGGATGACCGCATCGAACCTGGCGACGGCGGATCAGAACAAACCAGCACTAACCGTTAGAACAATCAAGGCACATGCCCTGAGCATGATCGGGGCTAGCTCGATTCAGCTGACTGACGGCACACACGTATTCATGCGGTACACACGCAGCACAGGCAATATCTCTCTGTACTATCAGAAGGTGGATAGCGCTAGCGCCACGCTGATCTACAAGATTCCGACTACTGCTCCGGAGGCTACAAATTACTACGGGCTCGAGCCCGGCTTCCAGAGCTTCGGGCTGACTCGGGACAACGCGAATAACTTGTATGTTGTCGGCGCGAATGGCATCCCGGTAGTCGGGGTGAATGGACCTCGGCTATTCATCGTGAATGGCTTCAAGTACAACGGAAACTATTCCTGGTCATACTACACGACGACAACTTGGGGCGAGTCCTCCCTAACCGCCGTAACGTCGGGCCGGGGCGCCGCGCAGAACTTCGCATTAACCTGGCTACCGACAACCAGCAATGGTAGCTATGGAATGCTTGTTGCGGTGCATTCTCGGCGCGACCAGCAGTGGGGCAAGAATCAGCTTGGTGTGTCGGTTATGTACGCTGGTTGGCTTGTTGGTGACCCGGCAGCTACAACAAGAAACAACCAGATCTCATTCACCGATCCGGTGTCGGTATCCTCCAACTGGCGACCAATGAACTCGTCGGGAACCGGACTGGACGCTATTCCAGCGCCGGGCGGGGTCGCCGGTGTTCAAATTGCCGGCTTCTATCAGGCCCTGAACAACTCTTCGGTTGAGCGCGCCGGTTCGGCTAGCGTCAGCGTACCAGCCACGCAAATCCCAACCAAGCCGAGCTTCCTGTCCGCTTCGCTAGTCAACCATCCGCATGATCCGGACTCCAAGGTTCGGCAAGTCTGGATGGGCGACAACTCGCAGTACTACGCCAATATGATTGCTGGCGTTCTTACAGTTCGAGTGGCGCCCGGAACTAACGTCGCCAATCCGGATGCCCTGTACCGCTCAATCGACTTCACCACATACACCATCACAGGCTTCCCATCCAAGGCGTCACTCCAGTCTTCGCAAGGCTGGGACATTATCTGGGATAACGCGCGGGGTGGCTTCTGGATCTACTATGTGGACGCGACAGCTCCCCGAAACATCCGCAAGTTCTATTACGACCACGTTAACAACACGATCTCTTCTTCTGTGCAGGTGAACCCGTCGGTGCTCGGAGCGTCCGGCTCGATAATCGACGCCATCCGAGTACCTCGGCAGAAGACCGACATCCGGTCGGTCCTGGTTGACGTAGCCATGCGAGACGGCGCGCTCGCTCCGGTAGATGCCCTGACAACCCTGCGGGACATTTCGAACAATCAAGCCCCCAATCCGCCGGCTATCCGCGCGGTCAATGCCTTCAATGCCACCACAGCGTACAACTTCGACTGGGACTTCACCGACCCGAACGTTAACGACTGGTGCTCGTTGGTGGAAGTCGAGATCAAGAGAGTCAGCACCGGACTCAACGTGTACACCTCGGGCCAAGTCGCACCGACTCTAGTCTCCACCGGGGTCTATCGCCGCACCCTATCCGCCAACGCATTATCGAATGACACCGCGTACCAGATCCGCATGCGGTGTTACGATTCGGTCGGCGCGGTATCCGCCTGGAGCGGGTACACAAGCTTCTCCACTTCAGGAACCGGCGGCACGGTAACCATCACCTCGCCGCCCGAGGACAACCCGCCGATGAACGTCTCGTCGGTTACCGTAATATGGAACTACACAAACACCAACCCGGCAATTGTGCAGACCGGATATCAGGCGAAGGTCTATAACGACGCCACAAACGCTCTGCTGCAGGATTCCGGTGTGGTGAACTCAACCGCGACGACTCGAACGATTACCGGGCTCGCCTCGGACGTACGGGTCCGAATCGAGATCCAGGTCAAGGACTCGAATGCGGCGATGTCGGGCTCTGGCGTCCGGATTCTCACGCCGAGCTACTCCAACCCGAGTACGCCGTCAATCACCACAATGCCGATGAAGGGCTATGTGGAGGTCCGGGTCACCAATCCTCCGCCAACCGGAGAGAATCCAGTCACTCTCTCCAACCAGATTGCTCGCAAGATCGCCACCGATCTGGACGCGACCTATGTGATCATTGGTACCTGCCCGGTGAACGGTATCTTCCGGGATTACACAGCAGCCTCTGGTATCGACTACACGTACAAGGCGAGAGGATCGAGCACATGAGTTATGGTGGTTGGAGCCCGGTCAGCACAACGCAGATCAAGTTCAGTGGTAAGTGGATCAGCAAGCCAGTCGACCACGCCGGCACCGTTGTTCAGTTCCCGTATGGCGGTGTGGGCACACAGCACGCGGTAGACCGGGCGAAAACTGCGATGCAGTATGTAGGCCGTCAATACCCCGTGTACGACGTAGGCGAGTCCCGCGCGGAGACTGTGACGGTCACCACAACGATTGATGGCGCCGACCCAAATGCGGCCGCACAGCACAGCCTAGCCGAATCAGTTGGGCGGAATGCCGACATCGTATTGTACCGCGATGGGCGAGGCCGGAAGTTCTATGCCATGCCCTCGGACTGGAGCGAGACAGACGACTACATGGGCAGCTATAAGCTCAGCTTCACCCTGAATCGAGTGGATTATGCCGAGGGATATCTAGCGGCGACCTGACCCGTAACCTGGGCGCTCCGCGCTCGTTATAGCTAGTAGGAGGTACGGTGCAGAGCTTAGCGGTCAACGGATACGTCTCAGGCGATGTCCTGACGGCGCTCCGTGGCGTGCAAGGGCGCCGCGAGTGGCAATTCCGCTATGAGCTTATGTCGAGCCTTAATGTGAAAGTGTCGGATCTCACAAATGTCCTCAGCGGCTCGGTCGCGCACGACTATGAGGCCGAGATCAAGCGCACAGGCAAGGTTACCGTAAAGGACACCGGCACAATCAACTTCATGTCCCAGCGGATTAAGCCGTGGGCTCGCATCCTGATGCCTAATGGCGGCTGGGCGGAATGGCCGCTCGGTGTATTCCTTCTGACTACGCCAAGTCGGAAGATTGACATAAGCGGCGCGAACACCCGAGACATCGACGCATATGACGCAACCATTGTGCTACAAGAGGACACCGTAACAAGCCGGTACTACGTCAGCGCGGGGTACGTAGTCACCACAGCCATCAACGAGATCTTGACCGCCACTGTCGGCATCAATGCGATCAACATTGTAACCTCGGCGCTAACCACGCCAAAAGCGATGGACTGGGACCCTGGCACAAGCAAGTTCCAGATTGTGAATGCGCTGCTGGATCTGATCAACTACAATTCGATCTGGTTTGACGGTAATGGCACAGCACAGGTCACGCCGTATGTCGACCCGGACTCCACTAGCTCGATGTTCGATTACCTAGACAACGACGTTTCGCTGATTCTGCCGGATGCCTCGGAGACGCTCGATCTCTACAAGGTGCCTAACAGGTTTGTGGGAATCGTGTCGAACCCGGATGTGGGCCAGCCCGTTCTAACATCAACCTACACCAACACTTCGGTCACATCGCCGATCTCCACGGTAAACCGAGGGCGGACGATTACTGACGTCAAGAATGACGAAGTGGCGGTGAACCAATACGTGCTGGATGCGAAGACTCAGGCCCGCGCGGTAGCTGCTGCCTCGATCTATGACGTTGTGGAGTGGCAGAGCGGACTAATGCCGTTTCATGAGAATGGCGATGTGTACAACTTCACATATACCAAGGCGGCTTTGTCCGGCAAGTACAAAGAAGTGTCCTGGGGCTTCGACCTTGTGCAAGGCGCCAGTATGACCCACAAGTGCCGGAAGACGGTGACGCTGTCATGACCGCCGGTGACCCGTTTGACCCGCTTACATTCTTCCAGGCCGTAGACGAGTTCCAGAACTCATCCGGCTCTAGCTCGGCGAGCGACGCGCCGTTACGCCTGGCGACCGTTGACCCGGCCTATCTCGGGGCCGGCGCGGCCAAGGTCACATTTGATGGCGAGTCCGCTCTCACAGTCAAGCAATACCAGTACATTACTCGGGCTCCAGCGGCCAGCGACCGAGTGGTATTGGCGCCGTATCAGGACACCTATGTCATCCTGGGCGTGTTGAACTATGTGCCGCCGGTAGTGACGCAAGACTTCGGCTACCTGTCGACAGCGCGACCGATAAGCCCATACCGGGGCATGTTCATTTACGAGACCGATACAACCTATGTGCGAATGTGGAATGGCACAGCCTGGAAGTTCGTCTCGGCCCCGGAGCAGTCCTGGAGGCATTACCGACTGGGCGGGAGCGGCGGCTGGAATGCGACTTCAGGCACAGGCAACAGCGTCAGCTACTCGGCGGCCGATCAGATTATCGGATTCGACGAGCGCACCGTTGTTGGAGATCACATTACGAATCCCAACGCCACCACAATTGTCTGTGCCAAGCCTGGCCTGTACCATGTCTGGGGCCAGTTCAAGTTCGCCTCAACTGGTGGCTCACCGCCAGTCACCGGCCAGTACGCCGTTTCTGTGCGGCGATACACCTCGGGTGGAACGAACGTTGACACGGCTCAGAGCTTCCATGTGTCTGTTGGGACGACGCCGGTCATGAGCACATCAAAGATCATGCAGCTTAATGCCGGCGACTCAGTTGCGCTTTATGCGTACGACAATCCGGGCGCTCCCGGAGTGCAGGACGAGCCACGAGTGTGTGCTTTCGCCGGAACTTTCATCAGGCCGCTGGTTTAGGAGGATGCCATGGACCCGGCGCTATTGACGAACGGCAATTTCACCGGGCCGGTCGGCACAATTCTGCTTGTTGTCATGTACCTTATCAAGCAGTACATGGACAGCAAAGACGACAACCGCAAGGCCGATGTCGCCGAGCGCGAGTCAGAGACCGGCGTGGTAGAGACTTCACGCGCAACACTGCAGACCGTTCGAGAACAAATGGAAGCAATGCGGCAAGACGCCAGAGTTCTCCGCGCGGAGACGGATGAACGCGACAAAGAGCAAGTGCAGGCCATCAGAACTCTTCGGCAACAGGTAGAGAGGCTGTTAGATGACAATCGACGACTCCGAATCCAGCTCGGCCTCCCGCCATTCGATCCGGACATCGAATCCGAGCGAATCTTTGGAAGACACGCAGGAATGGGACGACCCGGATCTGCGACCGGACCCAATGAAGGTGGTCGACGACGCCGAGGAGAGGCTGAGGGAGGCGGCCGAGGAATTCCTGGTTACAAGAGCTAGGTACGATTACGACCGGAAGCGCGACCGCCGCGCGGGACGCGTACTGCTGGCGATAATCGTGTTGTTGATTGCCGTTGGGTATCTATGGATCAACGCGGTGGATCGAGACAATGCGCTACAGGAAACTCGTCTCTCCCTATTCGATGCATCCGTGGCGCAGATCCAATTGCAGAATGTGGAGCGCGAGAAACAGAATTTACCGCCTGTTCCGCTGCCGGAAGGCAGTAAGGACTCAGACGGTAACCTGAACCAGGGCCAGGTTATCGACGCGGTTACTCGGGCTGTACTGGCCAGGGTGACCACAGATCCGACATTCCGGGGCGAGATAGGCCGGCAGGGATCCAAGGGCGACAAAGGCGACAAGGGGGACAAGGGGGACAAAGGCGACGCCGGACTCCAGGGGCCAAAGGGCGACGCGGGCGCCCAGGGTCCACAAGGGCCGCAGGGGGCTCAAGGTGACCAGGGGATCCAGGGCCAAACCGGGCCACAAGGACCGGGCGTAATCGGGAACTGACGCGGTAGAATAGTAGGCGCGGAGGTAACCAAATGGCCCGCAGTTGGGATTGGGTGTTGAGGGAATGGCTCCTCGAACCCTTGATTGAGAGAATGGATGAAATGGCCAAGGACAAGGACGCTGTCGCCGCTCTGAAGGCGCTGCTCAAGTCGCAGAACGACACGATCAAGGCTCTCAAGGCCGACATCGAGTCGGACGAGGAAACCGACTACGCCGCCATTCAGGATGTCGTGGTTCAGGCGCAGGAGAACCAGGCGCTGCTGAACTCGATGGCCGGCGTGTCGCAGACCGTCAACCCGTCAACCCCGACCGACGCAAACACGGGCGCCACCGTCAACCCGAACCCGACCCCGGTGGACGAGTTCGGCGACCCGGTGGAAGAGGACACCTCGGACGACGACTCTGAGGAAGACCCCAACAAGGTCTAATCAACAACAGCAACGGGGGCTCGTTACCAGCGGGCCCCCTTTGTTGTATCCGGAGGAAAAATGGCTGACCTGGCACAGATCCTGAGCAACAATGGAATTCTACGTCCGAGCGAGGTAATCGAGATAGCGAACGCGGAAGGGCTAGAACTCGCTGCGGCCTGTACAATGCTGATCAAGGAATCTGGTGGCGGGCGGAACGTCTGGGGCAGTGATGCCGTAGAGACCGCCGGCACTTACACCAAGGGTGGCACAGTAACCAAGGAGAACTACACCGCGTATCACGCTGCGGTGCTCGCCAAGCGCGCGGGTCGACAAGGGTGTGGACCAACCCAATTGACCTACTACGCGTTCCAGGATCAAGCTGACGGAATGGGCGGCTGCTGGGACTGGAGGTGCAATGTTAGGGTTGGCTTTCGGTCTCTTGCGAAGAACATTAAGAGCGGCGGACTTCGCAATGGATTCCGCGCGTACAATGGGTCAGGCGATGCGGCCGAGAAATACGCCGACGCGTCTATGGCACTCTATGCGCAATGGAAAGCAAGGTTGGGAGTGGCGGACCCCGTTTCGCCGGTTGGAGACGGGTCCGAATTTCCCACGATGCGCGAGGGTGATACTGGGGCTGCCGTGGCGGCTCTTCAGAGCTTCCTCAACAGAGCTTTCCCAGGCTATTCAGGAATCGACACAGGCCCTCAGCGGTACGGACCGCAAACGGTCGCAGTCGTCAAAGAGTTCCAACGCAGAGTTGGAATCACCGGACCTGATGCAGACGGCAGAACTGTGGGTCCGAGAACAAATATCGCCTTGGCGCGATACGGATACAAAGGAGTCTGACATGAATGACAGTGTTCCTTCGGATGCTGTGATTGAGCCGGTCGACACCAGTGTGACCGAGCCGAAGGTCAAGTGGGCCGCTATTGCGAGCGCTGTTGTAGCGTTGGTGCTCGCCGGCCTGCCTTCGATTCTTCAAGATCAGGATCTTGTGGCCGGGCTCCCCGACTGGGTCTCAGTCCTGATCGCGATCTTGGTAGCGGGCGGAAGTACGTTCGCTGCCGGTCGCAAGGCTCCGCATCAGTACCGCATCCCCGAGGCCCCGAAAGCCGCACGTAGCGACGTGCATGGTTCATTCGACATGGAGTAGCCGTAACGGGATTCCCGAGGTAGGATAGGAGGCGCGGTTAGTTGCAGGGCGAGAGGATCACACCGGTGTTCCAAACGTCAGGATCTTGAGCTTGGCCCGCGTGGTTCTTCCGGCCATTAGCGGTGAGCCTCTCAGGTGAGCAACTAGTCGAGCCGGGTGGCTCCCGGACCTGCATCTTCCTCCGAGGTCCGGGAGCCCACTTCGGTATTATGGCCAGCCTGCCGAACTTGTAGTTCAGGCTGGCCGAGCGCGCGTCGCGCCGCGAGCGCACAGGGATATTCTTTGACCCACCCAGTATCCCTCCCAGGGATCTGGTGGTGCGCGCGTGTAGGGATAAGCCACTTCGTGGCTGACGCGAGCGAGCGCGTCCGTACGGCCGCGTTTCAATTGCGCGCATGCGCGCGGAGAATAACCACGCGGGGTATCGCGCGAGATATCGCGCGACGCGACCGGCGCACGTGTGCGCTCGGGGAACTACCGCGATCGCGCGTCGCGTCTCCCTCCCCCATCCCCTAAGCCCCCTTCCCCCTCCCCAACTTCGCTACGCGCGATTGGAACCGCGTGCGCGATAGAGGCTCGCGTGTGCGCGCCCGAGAACAGGCGAACCGCGCTCGGCCGCGCGACCCCAGGGCGCCCGCCCGCGAGGTATATGCGCCCGCGCGCGATCGGGGGCACACCCGCGCCAGCGCCTCACGCGCGACCGCGCTCGGCAGCCATTACGCGCCCGATCGGGCACGCGACGCCAGCGGGCGCTGGCGGGCGCATAATGCGCGCAGGTGCGCTCCGGGGCGCACGACGGGCGTGTGCGGCCGCGCGGTACCTACTCCGCGACGCGTACGCCTCGCGGCGAAGCCAGGCGAGGAACCGCGCCCGCACACACGCGACACGAGGAACCGCGCGCGCATGGACGTGCGGGGAACAGAGGCGCATGTGTAGCCCGAATGGGGGACCTTGTAGACGCGAATCGCGGCGTAGGCTAGCGTTGTACTCGTTCGGATCGGCCGGGGGGAACCCCGGAAGCCCGGACGATCGGGAGCCCGGACGGAAGGCGTTAGGCGCGTCGGACGGGTCGCCGAGAATCTCGAAAGCACCACCCGAACGGAGTATCGACCAGCCGCTAAAAGCGGCGTAAGGTTGTACCTAGAACGGACCGGCTCCGAAGGGGAGTCGGGAGGACGGGAGTCGGAAGCTCCCGGTGTAATCGGAGGAAGCTATGCGCTACGGCGTGCCATCGAACTCAGCCCGGACGATCCGGGTCACCCGCGACAAGGTCGGCTCGTTCCGGCGCGGTAACCGGAACTCCGATGGCCTGCTCGGCAGGACCACTCTCGAACACGACGACTCGATTTTCGACAAGGGGCACTACGTGCCCGAAACGGGCCGATTCGGCACCGGCTTCCTCAACGACCCGATTCCGGTCGTCACGGCGAGCCAGCCCTACGCCGACACACCGTTCGAGGCTCGGAAGCGGGCGCCGCGAAAGGTCTACGTCTGCCCCGGATGCGGCATCGTGCCGCCCCGGTCGGGCAAGTGCGACCAGTGCTGGTGAGGTGAGGCGCCCCTTCGGGGGCGCACCATCCCGGGGCCAGGGCGTTAGCTGCCCGGCTTAAACGACCCGCGCGGAAATAGGGCGCCCGCATCTTTTTAAGGACTCCCCGAAGGGGAGGGCCATCTCCCTACGGGAGATAATACGAACGAGCGCGAAGGAGAGAACTGTGAGTGACCGGATGGCTAAGGCTGGCTGGGTAACCGCTAGTGTGCTCGCTGTGGGCCCCGTGCCCACTGTGGTGGGGCTCGGTGCGATTGCCGGGTACCGCGCGATTAAGCGCCACCAGGCGCGGAAGCTGGACAGGGAGATCGCAGAGCTGCTGGAAGTGTTGGCGAGGCTCTCGTGATCGCTCCGTTGGTGATCGTGGCCGTGCTCGTTGGCCTCTACCTGGTTGTTGGCCGAATTCGTTTCGGCTCCTGGAAATAGGACTAGACGCGCCGCGTATCGCGGCGTATAGTTGAACTACGGCCCCCGGAAGAGGGGCCGGAAAACCCTGGAGGAGGGTACGATGTACCGACGTGAAATCCCGGCTCGTGTTCGTAGGGCTCAGGAACTGCGCAGCAGCGGGGTGACCGAACCGCAGCCGCTTCCCAAGCACAAGGGCTCGCGGAAGACGCGCAACGCGATGGCTATCCGGGAGCAGGTGGCCTGAGATGTCCTTTCCCGATGTTGACCCCGATGCGGAAGCGTTCGAGGCCGCAGCAGAGGCTGAGCGCCGTTACGAGCGGCACCTGGAAACCGATCTCGACTACCGGGATGAGGTCTTCCGTGACCTTGGGGAGGAGTGGTGATGTCTGGCGAGGATGCCCATCTGGAAGCGGACTATGAGGACCGCTACGTAGTGGAGGACTTCCAGGAGGAGTGGTCCCCCATGGATGACGAGGATGAGGATTATGAGTGCGCGGGCTGCGGCGAGCGCGCCAGTGGCGAGATGGGTGAGTTCTTCAACCCCGATAACGGCGATGAGGAGTTTGGCGTGTACCACGTATCGTGCCGGCCAGAGGGATGGGAAGTGTCGTGAGACTGCCGGAATGGGCCAAGGCGCCCGGCATGGAATGGACTCCGGGCGAACTGGAGGAGTGGTTCGGCGACGACCAGGACGACTTCGAGGATGAGGGGGATTACGATGAATGAAGAGGACCTGTGTGTTGAGCGCGACCTAGGCAACACGCCGTGTAGCGGCGACGTGCTGTCCTATCTGTCGAAGTCTGGCCTAACGGTTACCCTGCGGTGCGAACTCCATCAGGATGAACACCGCGAGCGAATGGAGGAACTGGAGGGAAGGCTCCAGCGGGATTACCCCGGATACGACAACCCCCATAGCTCGCCACCGGCCTGGTTCGATCCGACGTACGCTGGCGAGAGGTGGGATGATGACTACTGAGTTGGCGCCTTCCCTTTGGGACCGTTGGTGCCGGTGGGATGCTCGACAAAGTGAAGGCGGCAATCCGGGCGACGAGGTGCGCATTGCGCTCCGCGCGGATGGCTCGCTGATGATCCTGGACGAGTGGGGCTGGTTCCTGATCGTCAAGACCGGGCCTGGCGTCGTCGGTGGCGAAGAAGTTGCGGAATTGTTAAAGCTGGAAGACTCGAATGCGCGGCGAGAAGAAGTGTACATGGAGCCTGCTTGGCTATGGGGCTATTTCGATATGTTCCAGGAATTGCTGAGCCCGACTACTAACCCGGAGTAATTCGCTTCGGTCCACGTTAGACCAAAGACCTTGGAGGTCACCATATGAAGAAGACTGTTGTTGCTCTGCCCGTTGCTGCCTTCGCCTTCCTGGCGCTCGGCGCGTGCGGAACCCCGGCCCCGACCACCGTGGCCACCACGAGTGGCTTCCAGCCGGCCGACCCCCCGGCCACCGTCTCGGCGCCCTACATCCCGGTGGTTGAACTCCCCCTGGCCCCGGCAGCTCCGGTTACGGAGCGCGAGTGGGCCCTGATCGCCAAGAACGCCGATGGCCACGTTGGCCAGCGAGTTGTCGTGTATGGCCAGATCACACAGTGGGACGGCGCTACCGGGGCGAGCACTTTCCGGGCCAACGTCGGGGCTGTCAAGCACGGCGCGCAGTACGGCTGGGTGTCGGAGTACAAGACGAACACGATCCTGACCGGTGACCCTACCGTGCTCGGCGACGCCGTGGAGGGTGACCTGATCAAGGTAGAGGCCACCGTGAACGGATCGCTCAGCTACGACACGGCCATCGGCGGAAGCTCCAACGCGCCGCAGCTCACGGTGACGAAGCTGATTGTTGTAGGGCACGTCTGAGACGTCACCCGAACGGAGGATAGCCGCGATAAGCGGCGCAGAGTAACATTGTACTTGTTCGGGAGGGGCCTCCCTCCCCCGGCCGGTAACGCGGGACGGGACTTGAGGCCTGGCCCCTTCCGAACACCCCGCCTAACTCTGAAGGAGAGTTATGAACGAGTACAAGCTGCAGGTAACGGTCAAGAACTATGACCGGAGCTGGACCGGCCCGATGGAGCACACGCTCCGCGCGGAAGACCTAGCGGCCGCCAAGCAGAAGCTGTTCGCGGAGATGCAGGCCAAGTACGGCAACGGCAACTGGAAGAGGTACGGCTGGTGAAGAAGGCAGACGCGAACACGCTGTGGAAGCTGACCTGGGTCAAGGATGGCAAGGAGGAGACCGCGCGGGTACGCGGCGGTGCGCCGGCCGGTCATGCCGAAGTGATCCGGCGCTCGGGCGGCGAAGTCACGAAGATCCTGCGAGTGGAGGACTGATGAAGACGCGCCAAGCGATGATGATCCTGATCGGAGAGGCCACTGCGGGCGGAGTGAATCCGGACAAGGTGAAGGAGGCTGTTGCCCACATCGAGAATGTGTTGGTGTATGCCGGAACGTCGGAGTACTTCCCGGATGGAGAGGATGGCCCGGCCACTGACCAATCGGTAATCGCGCTGCCGGAACTACTCGACATGATCATGGCCGGAACGGCCGGACTGGAGAACTGATGGGTAAGTGCAGCGAGTGCGGCGAGCCCGCATGGGACAACAAGCACACTGACGGTGAGCCGCTGTGCCCGGTAATGGGCCCAGACGGATACGAACCAGGAGAGGAAGTGGAAGACTGATGGCGACCAACGTTATCTGGACCGGCGCGGGAGACCGCTACCACGCAACGCGGGAGTGCCCCAAGCTGCACACCGGGGTGCGCTCGGCCGAGGTACACGGGCGGAAGGTCCACCCGCAGAACACCACCTCGGTGGAGACGGCACTCCAAGCCGGTCGCACGAAGTGCCCGCACTGCGTGACGGGGGAGTGATGGGCGACATCCTGATCACTGGCGAGGTGGCGATGCAGCACGCCGAGGTGGCACGACTAGTCGGTGCGCTTTCGGCGGAATGCCGGGGCATGAAGGTGAGCCGCCGGTCTGAGATCCAGCAAGCGGCGAAGTGGAGCGGCTCGGGCAAGCGAACCGCCAAGGGCGCCCTGGAAGACCTCCTGGTGTGGTACTACGGCCAGGGTGGCACGATCAACGCGCTGTGGGGCAGCGTGGCGCGCGGACTCGGCGACGAGCGGGTGAGCAAGCTCAAGCGGAAGTGCCTGAAGGCGTCGCCGATCGCACAGGCAAGGATGGAGGCAGCGAAGTGACATGGACGTGCGAGTGTCGAGGAGATGGGTACTGCGCGCGATGTGCGGAGCATGGGCGCTCGGAGGATGCGCCAAATCCCCACTCGGGTCAGCTGGAGCTGGACTTGGAGGAGGGCTAGTGGCGCAAATCCGGGAATACCCGGCTTGGGTGGAAAAGGTCTACGATGGTGACACCCTGACGGTGTTCGTGGACCTCGGATTCGATACCTGGCGGCACACCGATGTGCGACTTGTCGTTACCGGCAAGCTCGGCATCAACGCCATCGAGCTGAAAGACCCTGGCGGTAAGGAGGCCCGCGCGGAATTGCTGAGGCTCGCGCCATTAGGGTCAAGCGTTCAGGTCACCAGCTACGGCTGGGACAAGTACGGCGGCAGAATCGACGCCGCAATCATTCTCGCGGATGGGCGAAACCTCGGCGAGGAATTGGTGCGGGCCGGATGGGCCGCGCAGTGGGATGGTAAGGGCGCCCGCCCATTGCCGAATTGGCCAAGATAGGAGTAGCTGTGCGGTTGTGGCTCGGAATTAACATCCCGATTTTCCCCTTTGTGTCGGTTGGTATCGGCAAGAGCTGGAGGCTATGGTGACAAGCGAGGAAATGCAGGCGGCCATCAAGGAGCAGACTCAGAAACTGTCTCCCAGGCTGATGCCTGAGCAGAGGGGCGAGATGGCCGCGGAATTGTACGATAGCCTGCGTGAGGCAGATGAGGATGGTGAGATCTGATGAAGGTCAAGAAGGTTTACGGCACGGAGACCATCGACGTGGTGCGGGTGCACAAGCCGCGCAACGGCGGCTCGCGGCTGCTCGGGGAGTTCCTGGACCGTGACGGCAAGGGTGACGAGCGCGCAGACGACTACATCGCCAAGAAGGGTCATGACCTGGTCGATTAGGGCTAGACGTAGCCGCGAATAGCGGCTAGACTCAGGGGCGAAGCGAACGAAGTCCTGAAGGAGGGCGAAGATGAAGTGTGGGAAGTGCAAGCGAAGTGATCCGGGCGTGACGGTTGACCACTGCCGGACCTGCGACGGAAGGCAGCAGATCCCAGCCAGCACGTTCAGGGAGCCGCAGAACGTCAAGGCGTACAACCAGGCCGCGCACGCCGCGCGGAAGATTGGTGCCCGAACGTTCAACGACCAGTGGGAAGATATGGAGCGCGAAGAGCGCGAGGCTTCCGCCACCAAGGTCAAGCGCGACAGCCCCAGCGACCACCGCCGGAACGACATCTACGCGGAGCTGAATACCGCGCGGGACCAGATCCCAGAGGGTTCCTATGCCTTGAAGGCGAATGGTGACTGGAAGTTCTACCGGATCGACAAGCCGCAGAAGGGGCAGTGGGCCGGATACACCTTCCTCAAGGAACAGGCCGGCTCGGAATACTGGCCGGTGAAGCCGCTGCGGCGCGAGCTGGAGATCCTGCTCCGCATCGCCACCAATCCGGCGGAAGCATCGGCGAACTACGGTCACAAGATCGGCGCGTGCGGTATCTGCCACCACCCCTTGACCAAGCCGGAGTCGATTGCGCGCGGGATCGGGCCGAAGTGCGCCGGGCGGATGGGCTGGTGAACAAAGTTGTAGACTTGTGGCGTCGGATACGCTACAGTTGTACTAGCTCCGAAGGGGAGCGGCCGGTTCGGGAGACCGGTAAGGGTAACGGAGGAACCCGATGAGCGACAAGATGATGGATACGATCCAGAAGCTCCTGAACCAGGCTGCCGGTGCGGCCACCGACGCTGAGCGCGACGCGTTCCAGACTCGGGCCGACCAGCTGATGTTCAAGTACAAGATCGACCAGGCGATGTTGCGGATTCGCAACTCCGAGAACACGCCGGCCCCGCGCACCGAGGTGACCGACGAGGTCATCGAGTGGGTGGACCGGACCGACGAGTTCCGCGACATCCACACGGCGGTTGTGGTCAACCTGTCCCGCCTGACGGGCGTGCGGTTGGTGCTGAAGGGCTGGAGCCAGCTCCACGTCATCGGCTACCCGCAAGACATCCAGTACTTCCGGATGCTGTGGGTGGGCACGCACCTGACCTTCTCCGGGAAGCTGTTTCCGAAGTGGGAGACCGGGCGCACGGATGGCGAGAACATCCGGGCCATGGCGGAGTCCGGCATCAAGTGGCTGGCCATCTGGCAGGCCGCGCGGAACGCCGGTCAGCCGATGCTCCGCAAGGAGCGCGGTACGGGCGAGATGGTGCCGGTTCCGGCCCCGCCGAACGATGGCGGCTGGATGAAGCGCAAGATGGCGGACGCATACAAGGCGACCGGCGAGGTCAAGCCGAAGCTGACGCACGGCGTGCGGAACTACCGCGACTCGTTCGCGGTGGGCTTCTCGGCCGCTTTCGAGCAGCGGGTGTGGGGTCTGATCGCCTCTCGCCGCCAGCGGGAGAACGAGGCTGGCTCGGGTGTCGGCGTGGTGCTCCGCACCGACGCTACGGCGGTGGACGACTACTTCAACCGTCTCTACCCGCCGTCCTCCCTGAGCGCAGCTGGGCCCGGCCGTAAGCTCGCGGCCGGTTACGGTGCGGCTGCGGAGCGCGGGGCGGCAGCTGGGCGCTCGGTGGACCTCGCGGGGTCTTCTGGTCGGATGAACGCCGGCTCCCCGCGCGGGCAGCTCGGCTAGTTCGATGACTCCCGTAGTGCTCTTGGTGGGGCTGGTCGTGGGCGCGGTGCTCGCGGCCGGCTTCATCAAGGCCCACCGTAAGTATCTGTACTACCGCCGGAACTTCCGGCTCACCGCGAAATTCTGGGGCTGGCTCATCGTGATCGCGCTCGTTGGTGGAGTGATGCTCGGTGGGCGCCTGTGAAATAGCCGCTTTACGCGGCGGGGCCGATACGCTAGACTTGTGCTACACGGGACGGAAGCCCGGAACGGAGGAGAGATGAGCACTTACGGTGGCGTGATCCGGTACGGTCTGCCGATCGAGATCACGCTGACGACCAAGGAAGCTACGCTAGCGGTGATGTTGCTGCTGAGCCCGGCTCGGACCGATGTCCCGGAAGGCTCCAGCTTCGCGTTCGTGTCCGGAATTCGCGCGCCCGGAACGCGCGGTCTGTTGCTGAGCAAGGCGTCGGCGCGTTGCCTGGTAAATGTGGCTGGCGTCAAACCGGAACTCCGCGCGGCGCTGGAGGTCCAACTACGGAAGCTGGAGGCGAAATGAACCTGAGCGAGATCGAAGCTCTGTTGAGCGAGCACATCCAGCACCAGGCCGAAGTCGGGCCTGGCTGGATGCTGTTCGGAGTCGACGACAATGGTGTGTACCATCCGCAGGTATTCGAGACGGGCGCGAAAACTCCCGCGCCAGAGTGGGCCAAGCGGGTAGTCGACCTGCTGGAGTCTGACCTGTACGTCGGGTCCGGAATCTGCCTGTGGAACTCCCGCGCGGTGATCGCGGATTTCCGGAAGGAAGGCAACAGGGTTACGCAGATCGTGCGGATATTCGACGCATTCGACATCTACCCTTACCTGCCGGGCGGTAGTCGTCACGGCTCGACCATACCGCGCGTCATCCGGAAGTACTCGCGCGGCGGAGTGAAATGGAGCGATGGGCGATGAAGCTGGAGAACAGTCACGGCGGCTTAGCCGGACGCAGTATCCTTGAGATGCTGATGGAACAGCTCGACATGAAGTGGGCCGAGTTCATGGAGGATGACGCGTCGGACGAGTGGGAGACCTACAAGACCGATCTGGACCTGGAGGATGAAGACCTGGAGTTCCTGGAGCGGGTGGAGGAGTACTTCACCCTGAAGGGTAAGCTGGCCGGCATCGGCTATGCGATCGCAAAGATACGGAATCCGTACAAGCCAGACATTGCGGCTGTCTCGGCGGAAGCACAGGAGCGCTGGGAGGCAGCGGATGGAGATCAGTCTGGCTGAACTTGTAGAGTTTATTGAGCGCTCGATGCACTTCCGGTTTACCGCGCGGCAGTGCCGGTGTCCTGAGGGGCATGCCGTGCCGCGCATTGGCCAATCGCAGTGGCGAATGATGGCCATTGTTGGGCAGGAATACCTGTTGGCCTGCGCAATTCGCAACGCATCTATGCGAGGAGAGGAGTGAGCAATGCTATTCGTGCTATTCTATACGGAATCGGTATATGTTCACAGCCTCGACTGCCCTCTGGACGAGGCGTTCGTTACAGGGGCGGTGCGTTGTGATATACTCATGGCGAATACGGCTGGCGATTTGGTACTGGAAGTCGCAGAACGTACGGCGCGGAGCGTGCCGGATGCGTTTTCCAATACTTTGTTCCACTCGTGCGCGACGTTCCCTGGACGGGTGGTACTGGAACCACAGACACCGAGCCTCTCTCGTGGTGCTTCTCTTGACGACAAGGTCCGAGCGCTGGTCGATTGCGCAGGAGCTAACGGCTGGGACATAGCCGACCACGGGCAGTCGCTGGAGTTCTCTCGCGGCGCCGAGTTCATCTCTGCAGTGTTCGAGGGGAATGCCTGGGACGCGATGACGTCCGTCTGGGTCAACCTCGGGCGGACTCTCCGGCTCCCGAACCTCAACGCGGCCCTCTCACGGCTCACGGGACGGCCTGAAGACGTACCTCCGCCCGGAAGGCCCGGCCGAAGGGCAGGAGCCGTCAAGCGGGCGACAGAGCCCTACATGCCCTTCGACCTGACCGATGATGATGAGGTGATCATGTTGAGCTGTATTGGTCGGGAGCTAGTCTGGCTCAACTCATTCAGCGGCGAGGAGGAGAGAGCCTATATCGCACCAACAGAATATCGTGAAGCGGTAGTCAAGGGGCGAAAGGTCCAACAGAAAGTGACAAACAGGCACACGCGAGTGCACAAGAATGGTGCCGGCCGGCGAATGATCACCTTTGTGGAGCATGGCGGAGGATTCCGCACTGTCGCGCTCGATTCGCTAGTGGCGGTGCGCTGATGGATATCCACCTGGAGCGGTTCGCACATCGCATCTGGATGTGTAATGTCTATCGGCAGGATATCAAGGAGCGCGCCGCTGTCTTTCCCGGAGCGAACTGGGCCACAGCGCAACCGCAGATAAGCTGGGCGCGCGGTAAAGTCGGCCCGCGCGGTTATGGCGCGTGGACTTTCCCGCTCACCTATCGCGGGTGTATGGACCTGCGGAAGGAGTTCAACGATGCGAAGATTCATATTGGCGAGCGACTCTGGCGCTGGGCATCGGCGGAACGGCAGCGGCGGAGGGAACTCGCGCAGATCCTCGCCATGGACGAAATGCCAACCCCCAGACTTGAGGCGACCTATCCCGACCTCGCGGCCGCCGTGCACAGTCGCAAGTTTCAGTCTGTTGGTATCGGTTATCTATGTCGTGCTCGTCAAGCCATTATTGGCGATGATCCGGGCCTGGGCAAGACTCTACAAACTGCGGGTGCGGCGGTGGAGCTTGGGCTTGCGGGTCCGCATCTCGTCCTGGGCCCAAGCTCGGCGATTGAGATAACCTGGCCCGACGAATTCGGCGAGTGGTTGCCGGATGAGCCATTCTGGGTGATTGAAGGCGACAAGAACAAGCGGGCTAATCTGCTACAGGACTTCTGGGATTGGTCCCGAGATCACCCGGATTCGCGGGCCTGGGCATTCTGTAACAAAGAGATGCTGCAGAATGAGCGCCCGCCGGTGCGCCGCAAGTTCAAGAAGCTGGAGATGCCAGAAGGCTTCAACAAAAAGATCTGGGAGAAGCGGGAAGCCGAACGATTCCTGGTATTCCAGGATGAGGAATCGGCGCGGATGGAGGCATTTGATCCGGAGTCGCGCCGGTTCGAGGCGCTGTTTGACATTACCTGGTCTGCCGCTTTCGTCGACGAGTCACACAGGCTACTGCCGACTAAGACCAGCGAGGTCAAGAAGCAACCGCAGACCCGCTCGGGTGTGCAGAGGCTCGCGGTTAGGACCCGCGGGCTCAAGATAGCCATGAGTGGAACGCCGTGGCGCGGCAACCCGGTCAACAATTGGGGGACGCTGAACTGGCTCTGGCCGGATCAGTACCCCGGTTACTGGAGCTATGTGGACCGCTGGTTCGATGTACAAGATGGCGACTTCAAGGTAATCGGCGATGTCAGGGCCGACACAGAGAAGGAGTTTGGGGTTGAGCTGGACGCGGTGATGATTCGCCGGCGCAAGTCTGAGGTGGCCAAGGATCTTCCGCCCAAGGAGTACGGCGGTACGCGGCTATACCGGGGCGATTCGGAGTCTCCTGTTGGCATCTGGCTACCCATGCGGGGCAAGCAAAGCGTTGCCTATGAGTCCATGGTTGCGGACGCGCTCGCGCATCTCGATTCCGGAACGCTAGTCGCGGGCGGGGTACTCGCCGAGCTAACCCGCTGCAAGCAGTTCGCCTGTAGCTATGGCGATATCCGGGAGGTCCGGCGGAAGATTCCGCGCCTGCGGGTGGATAGGCTCTTGGCCTCGAAGCGCGAGAGGATTGCGGAGGAACTCGGGTTGCCACTGGATAGCCCGAGGGTTCGGCGGGTTGATCTGACCGATGAGGAACTGTACGAGTGGATGGAGGAGTTCTACCCGACACTGCCAAGCAACAAGCTTGACTGGATTCGAGACTTCCTGGCCGAGCGCGGCATCACGAAGGATGCCGAATCATGGGGCGAGGATAAGGTGGTGATTGCTTCGCAGTACACGACGATCATCAATATGTTCGTAGACCAACTGACCAAGGAGGGAATCGCCTGCCATAAGTTGACCGGTCAACAGAATAGCGCCGAGCGCCGGAAGGCTAAATCCGAGTTCCAGTCTGAGGGTGGACCGCGTGTGTTCTTCTTGAACATTGACGCGGGCGGGACGAGCCTTACGCTGGATGCGGCTGATGATCTGGTGTTCATCGACGAGAAGTGGATCCCAGACGATCAGACTCAGGTTGAGGACCGGATTCACCGGCTGTCTCGAATGCACCAGGTGCGTATTTGGTACCTCCGCTCGCGCGGTACTATTGACGAGCGGATCGCAGTCCAGACCGCACACCGGGACAACGTCCAGCTACGCCTCCTTGACGGCAGGCGCGGAGTCGACTATGCGAAGCGGCTGTTGGTTCCTGAGTCAGCCATGGCAGCGTAGGGACGGGACATGTACTGGACGGTTTTTCTCACGTCACTTGCTAGCTTCACTTGTGGCGCTGGCGTAGGATATGTTATACGGGCACGACAAGAAGCCTCGCGGCGGGCGGTCGAAGCTCTGCGACGAAGGAACGCTCTGCGAGATCGTGGCAGGACGCACCCGCGTCGGGCCGAGCATGAGGGGGAGCCCCCATCGCGGTCAAGCAAGATGCGGTACAGGAGCGAAAGGCCTGGTAAGCGGCCCGGCTCCTGAGAAGTTCAAAGAAAGTTGAAGAAAAGTCTAGACTTTCTCCGAGGATCGGCTAGACTTGAGATAAGCCGGAAGAGCCCAAGAAACTACACAGGAGGACAAGATGCCGGAGCGCAAGTACGAGATCAGTGACCAGGACGAGCTGGACTACGCGGAGGTCTTCGCCTCCAAGATGGAGGGGACGGAGGACGGCTTCACCGCCTTGCAGGATTTCTTCGCGGAGTGGGTGAGCGACAAGACCGACGCGACCAGCTACTACAAGACCGCCAAGGAGTCGCAGGCGTTCGCCGATGGAGCCCGCGCGGCTCTGTGGCTGCGGATGTACCAGCAGAGGTCCATCGAGAACCACAACTTCAAGGCCGAGCAGGCGAACGGTCGAGTGGAGGCCGACGAGGCTGCGGCCGAACTACGGGAACAGCGCAAGGCGGAGCGCGAGGAGAAGCGCGCAGCGGCCGAAGCGGCCAAGGCCGAGAAGCCGGCCCGTGCGCCCAAGGCGACCGCGACCAAGGCTGCGCCGGCCAAGGCGACCACCACCCGGAAGACCGCCACGCGGGCCACCGCTACCAAGGCGCCGGCAGCCCCGGCGAAGGCGGGTCGGGTTGCCTCGCGGCGCCCGGCGGCCAGCTCCACCAGCAAGGCGCGGGCCACCAAGGCCGCGAAGGGCGCAGAGCCCGAGTTCTGATAGACTGCAACCCCGGCTTCGGCCGGGCGTTGTGGTGGAGGCTGGAACGCGAGTCGACAGAGTGGCCCGACCACCTAAGTTCGGCTCTAACTTCCAGCCTCCTCCACAGCGAAGCGATACGCGTCGGAAGCGCGGGACAGGAGGAAGCATGAAGCTATTTGTTGTGTGGTTGGATGGCAAGACGCAAGAGTTCGGCAACGCGCACTGGTCTATAGAGGATGACAAGCACGGCAGGCCATGCATAATTAGCGTTGTAGGACGAGGCTTAGACTCCGCAGAAGCGATTCACATCCCCCTGGATAAGGTTCGGCTGTGGGGTGTAGATGACTTGGCCGGATTCGCGCAAGCTGTGATCCATGAGCTGGCTGTCAAAGACACCCAGACAGAGGTTGCGTCTTGGCCCACTCCGACTCAGTCCGATCGGCTTCAATTACGAGATGCACTTGCGCGCATTCGCAGGCTGGAAGGCAAGATGAGCCGGATTGCGCCGGGCGCATTTCTGCCGGACTACCAGAATTCGGACGACACGACGGGACATTCTGATGATGCCAGCGGTTAGGCATGAGGTTACCGGCGATATGGCTGAGCGCGCGATAACGGCGCTGGAGCGGATCGCGGATGCGCTGGAGGACGCCAACAAGGATAGGCGCGAGCGTCATAGCCTGGAGGATTGGAAGGAGACGCAGAAATGAGCAAACGGGAGTACGCCATTGATCCGCCACCAGATGTCAAGGTCAAGCTTTCTGACGGGTGTGCGCTAGACGGCAAGACGGATGAGCACACTCACCAGCAGGACGAGTGGCAGGATCACATCGACAGACAGGATTACCGCCATGGTTAAGAAGGCCAAGAAGAAGCTGAAGACCGGGCGCAACAAGGCGGACACGGGAGACCGCATCGACCTGGACGGCGCGGGCGCGATCATCACGCTCGACAACGGCGACGTTCTGGTGACGCTGAAGGCTAAGCGAATTGTCGGAACTCGCATCGACAACAACCCGGCTGAGGGAACCGACGTTGGCTCGACCACGATCCGGCTGACGCTGGATAACGCTCTTGTGGTGAATCCGAATGTGCCTGTCGACAACACGCCACCGCCCAGCGCGGGGCCGGCTTCGGCGGATGAGCTTGATGCCGACGCGTAGAGCCCTCGAACGGCACCGCTCAGCGCCCAGGAGAGACGCGCTCGCGGGCGTGCCGCTACTCCGGACCTCAACGCGCCGTACGTTCCGGCAGTGCCGGCAGAGATGGTGGTGGGGCGTTGTCGAGGGCTACGAGCCCAGCTTCCACAACTTCAACGCTCTGTGGTTCGGCACCGGGGTGCACCTGGCCCTAGCTGAATGGTACAAGCCGGGCAAGAAGCGCGGCGTACACCCGGTGAAGACCTGGAAGAAGTACGCCGATGATGAGTTCTCCTGGGCTCGCACCGGCGAGTACGGCACGCCAGAGGAGGAAATGGTAAAGGTTGGCGACCTCGGCGAGGCGATGCTGACCGGATACGTCGACAAATACGGCAAGGATCCTGAGTGGGATGTGATCGCGCCTGAGCGCGTCGGGCGCGTGCTCATTCCGCATCCAGATAAGCCTGGCGAATTCATCGTGCAGTATGTGTTCACATTCGACCTGGTGTATCGAGACTTACACGACGGAATCATCAAGCTCGGAGAGCACAAGACCGCCGCACAGGTTCGCCTTGGTCACCTGAGTCTGGATGATCAGGCCGGCTCATATCTGCCGATGGCAACCACCATTCTGCGGGATGAAGGTCTGCTGAAGCCCACCGATCGAATTGAGGTCATCACATACAACATCCTTCGCAAGGCGATTCCGAATCCGGACCCCCGTCCGAGGAATGCGGAGGGCAAGTTCTTGAACCTGGATGGCACTGTGTCCAAGAGACAGAATGCACAGGCGCCATTCTTTGTCAGGGAGGATGTGGAGCGAGGTCGAGATGAACGCATTACCCAGGTGAAGCGCATTCAGGCTGAAGCCAGGGAAATACAGGAATGTCTGGACGACGAAAGCCGCGTCTACAAGAACCCAACCATGGATTGTAGCTACTGCCCATTCCTGCAGGTTTGCGAGCTACACGAGTCGGGCGGAGACTATGAGACTCTGCTGGCGTCAACATTCAAGAAACGCGATCCGAACGAACCATACCGGAAGTGGGCGTGACATGGAGGACATGGCACAGGAAGTCGAAACGCTGCCCCGAGAGCAGGCCGGGGAACTTGTGGAGGAATGCCAAGCTCGATTGATGAAGTTCCGGTCGCATTGCCAAAATCAAATCGAGATGGCGGAAGAGAAGCGAGCATTCTGGTCGCGCGAGCACGATATCGTGACAACCTTCCTCGCGTCGGACATGTTCGCTCCGCAGCCCGAAAGAATGCCGAGCGCCAAGCGCAAAGAGCCAATGGCGTTCTGAACACCAACTGAAAGGAAGTTGCTATGCCGCTCCAGCCAGGGCAGGCTCCGCCCAGGAGCAATCTGCCGCCGAAGGGTGCGAGTAAGTCGCGCCGGTACGCGGTGGCTTGGGTCCCGCGAAAGCAGGACTCAAAGGATGAGACCGGGTGGTACTGGGAGGAGGTCAAGTCGACCAATTGCCAGAGCGCCACGAACGCGCTACTGAAGAAGCTGCGGGAGAAGTACGACAAGCCGGAGATGAAGAAGACTGGTCTGGTCGTGCTCGCCATGGAGCTGATTCCCGCGCGGCAGACTCTGGAGGAATACCTCGGTCTGGTGGAGGATGACGCCGAGGATGAAGAGGCCGAGGAGGAGGATGACGACACCGAGTGACAAAGAGGTCGAAGAGCTGCGGCGACAGGTTGAGAGCTTGCGCCCCAAACCGGAGGAGGAGCCAGTGAGCGGACGGTATCGTGTCGAGCCGACAAACAAGCCGACCGGAAAGCATGAGTGGAAGGTAACCGACGACAAAACCGGCAACACGGTTTATCCGGGAAGCAGCCTGGGAAAGGCGCACACCATGGCCGACCGACTGAACAAGGAGAGGCCGAGCAAAGATGAGTAAGAAGCTGCCTGGTGATGTGGAGCCGGCGGATGTGATCGCCGCCAACATCTTCGCCGGAAACTGGGATGACCCGTTGCGGTATCCGATTGATGGTGACGAGGCCGAGGAGGATGAGGGGTAATGGCACGCCCGTTGAAGGCCAATGGACTCCAGGAAGCGGGCGCCCTCAAGACCCGCATCCGGCGCCAAAGGGCTCTCGGGCGGATCGGTCAGGATGACCACGATTACCTCATCGAACATCTTGAGAAGATTGAAGCGAGGATTGTTGAAATGGACGAGGAGACAGAGGAGGAGTCGTGGTTGTAGCAAAGCGCAAGGCCCCGCCGATCATCTCCTTGACCGAGTATGACGAGTCGATCAACTTCATGGTCTATTCCGACTCGGGTATCGGCAAGACAACCCTCATGGGAACGGCCCCGCAAAGCCTATTCCTTGGTGTGGAAGCGGGCATCATATCCGCCAAGCGCGCGGGCAGCACGGCGGACTTGTGGCCAATCAATACCTGGGCCGATCTGGAGGAGGCACAGCGTTACCTGAGAGACGGAGGTTGGAAGAAGTATCGCTGGGTGCTGCTCGACTCGCTCACCGATATGCAGGAGCTGTTGTGGCGGCACATTCTCGACAAAGTGGTCAAGGACAACCGGTCGCGTGACCCCGATCTCCCAGCCATTCAGGATCACCTCAAGATGCAGTTGATGTTCCGTAGGTTCGTCAAGTTGTTCTGCGATCTGCCCTGCAACGTCGCGTTCTCCGCGCTGCCAATGAACATCGAGACGGCGGAAGGCGAGGAACGCGTCATGCCACTGATTACCGGACTGAAAGGAGCGCTCTCCCATTACACCGTAGGCAAGATGTCGTGCGCTGCGCATATGAAGATTGTCCGCACCAAGAGTGGGGCGACGAGACGGAGGCTCGTCTGGGAGCAGGATGGCGCTTACATTGGCAAGGACCGGTATGGCTGTCTCGCACCGTACACCGATGACCTGACTATCCCGCAAATTGAGGAACGCATCGAATCCTCGGGGACAACGAGTCGCGCGGAGGCTCGGGCGGGCCGGGACAGCGTAACGCCGATTGCCGCAGCAAGGCGCCGGCGCAGAGTACCAAGCACCACAACAAATAGGAGGAAAGCAAATGGGTAAGTGGAAGGCGAGTGGTGGCCAAAGCGCTGCCACGATCGAGGCTGAGGTCGCATTCGACCAGTACGATGAGGCCACATACGGCGTGCCGAAGAAGGGGCCATACCGGGTCCGACTGCGGCGCCTGGAGGGCTCGGAGACCGGAGAGAACTCCAAGGAGCCCGGCACGCCAATGCTCAAGGGCATGCTGATCATCTCGGAGCCGAAGGGCACCAAGAAGGCCGTCTACAACGGCTACATCATGAACCTGAACCGCGTGGCGAACGAGGAGCAGGCTGGTCGGATGAACCAGTTCCTGACCGCGCTCGCGGGCGGGCCGGGCGCGAAGGCCAAGGCGCTCATCAAGGCGTTCTGGACCACGGGATGCGTTACCGACTCGAATGGCATGATCACGAAGATCGGCACTATGGTGATCAAGCCGGATGGCGATGGCATCCTGCTCGGTGTCAACACGCGGAACGACAACTACAACGACGAGAAGCGCATCGCGCCAACTTCCTTTATGGCGGAGTCCGCAATGCCGAAGCCGGCGGCTGCGGATGAGGAGGATGACGACGAAGAGGATGACGGTGTCGAGGTTGTTGATGACGACGAGGATGAGGAAGTTGTCGACGACGAGGACGAGGAGACCGATGAGCTGAGCGAGGAGGAGGCCGAGCTGATGGAGGAGTTGGACGGGCTCACGCTCGCCAAGCTCAAGGCTCGCGCCAAGGCCAACGGCTCCAAGCTCGCGGAGTACAAGGCGCTCGACAAGGATGGCCTGATTGAGCTCATCATGGGCCAGGAGATCGAGGTTGAGGACGACACCGACGAAGAGGACGAGGAGGATGAAGACGAGCCAGAGGAGGACGACGAGCAGGCCGAGCGCCGCGAGGAACTGGAAGCGCTGACTGCCGCCAAGCTCCGCGCGGTGGCGAAGTCGCTCGGGCTTAAGCTGGCCGAGTACAAGGGCAAGGATGTTGACGAGTTGGTCGAACTCATCCTGGCCAACGAGTTTGCCGAAGACGAGGACGAGGACGAGGACGACACAGAGGACGACACCGAGGATGATGAGGAGGACGAGCCCGAACCGCCGAAGCGCACCCGCACGGCAGCGCGGGGGAAGCCGGCCGCCGCGACGAAGGCGCGTGCCGGGCGGAAGGGGAAGGAACCGCCCTTCTGATGAGGTGAGCCCGAGTAACCGCTGACCGGCGCGTATGAGGCGCTAAGCGGTAGGGTCCGAGTAGCCGCGCTAAGCGGCTTCCGCTACGATAGGCGCCCGGTCGGGGCTCCGAGGGTCGGAAGCTCTCGCCCGACCGGGCGCTTGTCGCCTTAACGAGTCATGCGGAGGAGGAACCGCGATGCAGACCTACACGATGTACAAGTCGCATATCAAAAGTGTGCGCGATCTCGACAATGCCAGGCTCGACAAGCAGCGCCTTGAGTGCTTGCAGATTCTGCAGACTTTGCGCGAAGAATCCGACAAATACCAGAACCATCTCGCTATGCGGATGTGGGATGGTTTCGAGCCGGCGTTGGTTTTGTACGGCCTGATTGTGTGTCACGAATGGCGCATTGTTCGTGGCATGAGCGACAAAGTGTGGATGGACCTGGCGGAGTACGCGGAAGAGTACGGCATCACTGGCTCCATTACGGAATACACGCCGGGCGGAAGTACGAAGTGCACGGCTACTGGCGAAGCCCCCGAAGCTCCGCCTTGGCTGACTGATGTTGAAGTATTGCGCTCCCATCGGAGCAATCTGAAACGGAAGCTCCCCGCGCGGTATGGGGACATGTACCCGGAGACTCCAGACGACATGCCATTCCTCTGGCCACAAATAGTGCATACTGACCCGCGCGGGTATCGACTGCGCCTTTCCACGGCGGACCAAGACCGTCTCGATTCGGGGGAGCGCATCCTGCCGGATTGGTTGGTCTGGGACCCCAACAAGATGGAAGTGCTCCACAGCTAGTCAAACCGCGAACCGGAAGCGCGATGTGAGCAAGGCAATGCAGTGGCGGGTGTGCCCTGTCTGCAAGACGGCCTACCTGCCAAATGGATGTATTGATTCTATTGGCGGCACGGTAAAATATTACTACCACACTAGGCTTCGAGCCTGTGCAGTGAGGAGAGAAGATGCGAGTGGCAATATTCGGGTGCGGGCCGAGCGGCCTAGTCGCGGCGCATGCGGTCGTGTCGATGGGCCATGAGGCGGTGGTCCTGAGCAAGCATAGGAAGAGCCAGATCTATGGCGCGCAGTACCTGCACCAGCCAATTCCGGGCGTCGATGGGGGACGTCCGATGGCAGTGCGCTATGTGATCAAGGGCTCGCCAGAGGAGTACCTGAAGAAGGTGTACGGCGCGAAGTGGAATGGCTCTATCTCGGATGAGCTGCGAGGCGAGGAACACCTGGCCTGGGACATGCGGCATGCCTACAACACACTGTGGATGAACTACTCCGATCTGATCCAGAATCACGTGTTCTCTACCGAATACATGATCCGAGACTACGAGCAGATCAATGAGGCCGCAGACCTGGTAATCAATACAATGCCCCGAAACTTCCTGTGCGTCCGCAAGCACGAGTTCCGCTCGACCAATATCTGGGCGGCCGGCGACGCGCCGGAAGATGGCACATTCGTTCCGCATGAATGCGCGCTCGGCGACATCATCTACAACGGCGAGGCCGAGCCGGCTTGGTACCGACTGAGCAACATCTTCGGCCACAAGACGGTGGAATGGCCCGGCGATGTCGACCGGCCGCCGCTGGAGACGGTATCCCTCGTGGGCAAGCCGATAAACCACAACTGCGACTGCTGGCCGGCCTGGAAGCACGTCGGGCGGTTCGGCCGCTGGAACAAGGACAAGCACGTGCACGGCGTATTCGCAGACGTAAGGGAAATGGTCATGCTGGAGGAGATGAAGCGATGATCATCGTGAAGAACAACCAGACCAAGATCAACCAGGAATTCATGAGCCCGCTCGACTTCTGGGATCATGTGGATATCGCGCTCGTTCGCAATCGGGCGCAGTGGACAAACGGATTCGCACAAGATGGCGTTCGCATCAACCTCGGCGCGGGAAGGAAGGTCATTGATGGATGGCACAATGTCGACTACCCAGACTGGGACGCGGAGGCTACCGACAACGATCACTGGCGGCTTGGCTTCTCTGACGAAACTGTGGCGGAGATTGCCTGCTACTTCACTCTCGATCACATCGAGCCCTGGGCAGTTATCCGTGCACTCCAGGAATTTCAAAGGGTCCTTGTCCGCAACGGGGTTGCGACTATCGTGGTCCCCCACTACTCCAGCCAGCTCGCCAACGAGTGCATCATGCACAAGTCGCGGTACGGCATCGACACGTGGCGCAACATCTTCTCGGAGCGCCAATACGACCATCAAGCGGACAACGGCGGGGAGGCGTTCGAGTGGCGTCTAGACGTTGGCGCCAACTACCTCTTTGGCCTGACAGAGAGGAACCTGTGCCAGGTGACCCAACTTGTGAAGAAGCTATGAAGGTCGAGTTCGAGATCATCACGCCAGATAATCCAAGCGAGTCGTCTAAGTACATCATTGGCGAAATCCTGCCAGACTGGGTGAACCATTTCCTGTCGAAAAATGTTGACTATGGCGACCAACACAGGGAGATCGGTCTTGGCGAGATCGGCGAGTTTGTAGGGATCTGGAGGAAGCTCTACAAGCTCAAGCGCGCCATTGTCGACAAGCAGCCAATGCAGAATGAGAATGTCGATGAGATGTTGTATGACTTGATCGGGCAGTGTTTCCTGCTACTCGATATCCGGCGGGGAAACTTCCCTCGATCGGGTGACGTAACCCGCTAGGTCCGCGCTCGTTATAGATAGGGAGGTATCCGATGATTAGTTCTCGCAGGACGGAGCGGTTTGTATCACTCCACAGCCACAGCACGTATTCGTACGGCGACGGCTTTGGTCCGGTGCAGATGCACGTTCAACGGGTAGCCGATCTGGGTGGCTCCGCTCTCGCGCTCACGGAGCACGGGAATGTGTCCTCTTGGGTTCAGCTGGAGAAGGAAGCATCCACGGCCAACATAAAGCCTCTATTTGGTTTAGAGGCTTACTGCGCCCCGGCGCAGACTAGGCAAAAATTCCACCAGACTCTGATCGCTGCAACCCCAGAGGGTCTCCGCAATCTCAACAGAATAGTCGGACGTTCCTATGCCGAAGGCTTCTACCAGTGGCCAACGGTTCACGGGAACATGCTAGTCGAGCACGCCGAGGGGCTGATCGCTACCTCAGGGTGCGCAGATTCCCACCTCAGCTGCTCGCTGCTGGGCGGAAAGTCGCTCGGCGATAAGAGAGACCGGGCGAGCGCGGAGGATATGCGAGCTGCGGAGCGGGTGGTGCGCAAGTACAAAGACCTCTTTGGTGACGGATACTACCTGGAGGTCCAGCGGTTCCCCGGACTCGCTCGCGCCCGGACCCTCAACCCCGCGTTCGCCGAGATAAGCCGGCGTACTGGCGTCCCCCTTGTCGCCACCGCCGATGTGCACTATCCGTTCCCCTCACAGAATGAGATGCAGAAGATCCTACACGCCGCGCACCGTGGCGGCACTGTGAATCAGGTTGAGGCCGGCTGGGAGTATGACATACTCCTGACTTACCCGACATCTGATCAACAGATTCTAGAACAATTGATGGCGACCGGGCTAACCAAGAGGGAAGCCTGGAGTGCCATTTGTAACACTAGTGAAATTGCTTCCCGTTGTGATGTCAAGCTCCCCCGAAACGAACGACTGCGCTTCCCTGTACCGGTCGGACAGACTGCTGAAGAACTCGTCTGGGAATGGCTTCGAGAAGGTTGGCGATTCAGGTACGACAAGAACGCCAGCTTGCGAGCACGGCCCGAGGAGTACCACGAGCGACTGCGGTACGAAATGGAACTGGTTGTCGGAAAGGATTTCTGTGACTACTTCCTCATGCTCAGTGACGCGGTCCGGTATGCGAAAGACCGTGGCATCGTGGTTGGACCTGCTCGTGGATCTGCTGCTGCAAGTCTGGTGTGCTATCTTCTCCGCATCACTGAGGTCGACCCGCTACAATTCCCCACAATGGTTTTCGAGCGATTCCTTGACCCGGCTCGCACCGACCTACCCGACGTTGATCTTGACTTCGCAGACGACAGAAGGGACGAAGTTCGTGAGTATCTGGTCGGACGGTACGGTGCAGATCGAGTCGCCAACATTGGAAACGTTGTACAGTACAAAGGAAAGATTGCCCTCAACGACGTCGCGCGGGTCCATCGTATCCCGCACGGCCCAACGACAATCATCAAGGATCTAATCCTGGAGCGGTCGGGCGGCGACTCCCGCGCGGGCTCGTCCCTAGCGGACACAATTGACGTGTTCCCTGCAGCCAAGGCGGCCTACGATTCGCACCCGGCATTCAAGTACGCGCTGGAGCTTGAGGGGAACGTTCGGGGCATGTCGGTCCACGCGGCTGGCATCGTCCTGAGCAATGACCCGATCTCCGACACCTGCGCTATGTACACCCGCGTGGTAAAAGGCGTCAGCAAGACCGTACTGGCCTACAACAAGTATGACGCGGAATACCTCGGCATGCTGAAGGCAGACTTCCTTGGGTTGTCGACGGCCGGCATGATTGGCCGCATCCTCGACATGATCGGCATGACGCTGGAGGAACTGTACGATGTGCCGCTGGATGACGAGCCAACGCTACAGGCATTCCGCGATGGCGATGTAACCGGCATCTTCCAATTCGAGGGCCGAGCGACGCGACTCGTGAACAACGGCGTCATCCCGGATCACTTCATGCACCTCGCGGATATCAACGCGCTAAGCCGGCCGGGTCCGCTGTTCTCCGGAATGACTTCGCAGTACATGGAGATCAAGCACGGGCGGGCCAAGGCCGATCACCTACACCCAATGGTCTGGAAACATACCAAGCACACATACGGCCAGATCATCTATCAGGAGCAGGTCCTGAACATTGTCCGCGAGGTCGGTGGCTTCCCGGTGCAGAAGATCGGCGACATTCGGCGGATCATCTCGCAGAAGCTCGGCGAGGCATCCATGCAGACCATGTTCGAGGAGTTCGTTGCTGGAGCCGCAAGGCTTCACAATATCGAGCGCGACTTGGCCACGCGGATCTGGAAGTTCATGGTTACCAGCGCGACCTACAGCTTCAATGTCGCCCATTGCATAAGTTATTCAATGTTGGGCTACTGGGCGCAGTACCTCAAGCAGAACTACCCGGTGGAGTTCTTCGCCGCCGCTCTGGCTAAGGTAGGCGACACAAAGAAGGCGCGCGAGGAGAAGCGGCTCAAGCTCCTGAACGACGCAACCAAATACGGCCGGAACATCAAGATCCTGCCGCCCGACATCACGCGCTCGGCGGTCAGCTGGAGACCGGAGGGCCAGAGCATCCGCGCCGGCTTCGCGCAAATCCCCGGCGTCGGACCGAATATGGCGCCGGCCATAGTCGCCGAGCGGGACGAACATCCGGATGTGTACCAGGTCTGGCCAGATCTTAAGCTGATCCGGGGCATAGGCGACAAGAAGTGCGCGCAAATGCAGGCGTTTGCTGAGAAGTCGGACCCGTTCGATATCAACCTGACCGCTCTGGTGCTCGACGAGATCCGCAATGGGTTGCGGCGCCGGCACGCGGATTACCGGGGGCTCCCAATACCAACACACCGAAGCGATACCATTCCGCATGACAGGGAATGTCGGGTTATCTGGATGGGAGTGGTACGCAAGATTGAGTACAAAGACCTGATTGAAGATGAGCGCGCTCGGTCGGGTGACTCGGTTGAGGAGATCCTGGCGCGGACTAAGCGGCCAGACCTGGCCAAATGGTGCACGCTTATGTCCTATGATGACGGCGACGATGACGTGTACCTGCGGACTACTCGGTTCAACTACCCGAAGTTCAAAGACGCCATCGACAGTGTTGTGCCCGGCCAGGATGTGGTAATCGCGGTTGGCACAAAGCGCAAGGGTTGGTCGGTATCCCTACACCTAGACGCATTGTATGTAATTGACCCGTATGACGACGAAGAGGAAGAGGTCATTGATGACTAAGGAAGTACAGAAGTGGGCCGACGTAGCGATGTGGTCCGCACCAAAGCATGAAGACCCGCAGCGGCCGAAGGTCACCCTGTCAGTGTGTACGCCTGATCCGCTCGGCGTGATGGCGATGATCAACGGGCAGTACACCGGCAAGGTCTACAAGAGCCCGGCCGAGGTATCGGACGAAGAGCGCAAGGAAGCCTGGAATGCGGCTACCGTGAGCCGGCTGAGCGAGACGCCTCTGGAGTGGATCCAGCTGAGCTTCCTGTTCGAGAATGTGACTCGGGCATTCACGCATCAGCTTGTCCGGACTCGCATGGCGACCTATGCGCAGGAGTCGCTTCGCTTCGCGGTGAAGGAAGACCTCGGGGATGCGGTCAAGCTGCCGCCGAGTCTCGCGGGCTCGATGTCACTTCCGGAGTACCGGGCTATGCTGGAATCTGAGCAGCCGCTTGTATATGAAGACATCACTGATGCGCAGAAGTGGCGGCTTACTTGGGACAAGGCAATTGAGCAGCTGTCCGACGCATACACCGATCTGGTCAATTCCGGCATGCCGGCCGAGGACGCGCGGGGCCTCTTGCCCACAAACATCCTGACGCGGATTCATGTGCGGATCGACATGAAGAGCCTGCTAGGGCTGGCTGGTATGCGGCTCTGCACTCAGGCCCAGTTCGAGTGGCGCGAGGTATTCGCCCGAGTGTCGGAAGCGCTCCGCGAGTATGTCGGGCCGGATCACCCGGACCGCTGGCAGTATGAAATGATGGCGAGCCGATTCCGCCCGGTTTGCTTTGCGGCTAACCGTTGCACCATGAAGGCCAAGTCAGACCGGCACTGCTCGATCCGGGAACAGGTCGACGCGTATGAGTATTCCGGTGTGCCCTCGGAGTTCTGGGAGGATGACCCCAGCGTGTGGGACTTTCCGGATACCCTCAAGCCGATTCGCCCGGAGCAGTGGCTGGCGGACCCGACTGCCGCGCGGGTGTCACAATGAGAGTCACGGTGTTCATCTACATCGCGGGCGGAGAGCGGCCATACATGGTCGAGCATGAAGATGAGACCGAGGCCATGGCGACCATTACCGCGATTGAGGCGTCTGGCTCTTGGTTCGAGGTCATGCGAGGCGTGCGGCCGAACTCGGATAATTCCTATCACGTCAAGGTGAATACAGATCACATAACACAGTATGTAGTGGAGGAGAGGCCGGAATGAATCGTGCGGGTATCTGGATCCTGATGTTCATTGCCATTCTCGCTATTTTTGGCGTCGGCTTCGTCGGATTCCAGTATGTGTATGAAGGCTACCAGTGCCTACAGGGAACGCGATGAAGCACAAGTGCCACGCAATGCGCTGCAAGGTAGTGGTTCCGCCGAAGATGTTCATGTGCAAGCGACACTGGTACATGGTGCCGAAGGCGATGCGCGAGCGCATCTGGGATCTGTATGTACCCGGCCAGGAGCTACGCAAAGACCCGACTCTGGATTACCTGGCGGTCACCAACAAGGCTATTGAGCTCGTCGCGGCGAAGGAGGCGTGATGGCGTTAAGTGATTGGCTCCCTGGCATCGAGCCAGACAACGGCCTGACAGCCAAAGAAGAGCGCGAATATGACCAGTGGTACGACAAGCGCGTCAAAGACCTGAAGAGCGGCCCCGGCGGAAAGCCGGCCGCAAACAAGTTCATCAATGACGAACACAAGAAGTATCAGAAGTGGCGCAAAGATGCCATCAAGAGGAGAGACGGATGAGGATGTCGTTCGAGGCTCGGGACAAGAAGGCCGGCCTGACGCTCGGAGAGCTGATCCAGATTGTCACCAAGCTAGCAGAGGTCGGCTTCAAGCCGGACTCGGTGTTGTCTGCCGAGAACAGCATAAAGGGCCGGCTCAAGAAGATCACTGCGTATGACGCAACAGAGGAATCGCAATAGTCGGGACGGATAAATGCTTGTCATCTTCGGCTGGACGCTAGAGGACGAGAACGATTTCCAGTGGTTGGCGATTGGGGCTATGGGTACAGTTATGATCCTGATCCTGGTCATCTTTGCAATCGTGTTCATCACGAAGTGGCGCGACCGGCGCAAGCAGATGCGGCAGCTTGAGAAGCGCGAGAAGTGGAATCGGAAGTGGAGGAAAGAAGGCCGATGAGTGTAATGCGACTGTGGTTCTCCGCACGGACAGAGGCTTTGTACCTGGACTTCATGGATGACGAAGACCGGCAACGCGCGGCCGATGACCTTATGACTTCGGAGGGCTGGCAAGAGGTCTTTGCGGTTGCTGAGACTTGCCTAGTCCGGGCCGACAGGCTTGTTTCGATTGACCTACTCGATGAGGACCATCCGCTGGTCGGATCAACAAAGGAGGATGAGAGCGATGTACCCGATTCGGAATCCGTACGAAGGGGCATCCGAGGAGTTGTAGTGCCAAGCGCTTGATGCCCAACATACAGCTAACATCAGGAGGAAAATCCGATGACCGCCGATATTCTGGCGCCTGCCAAGCCCGTTGTGAAACCCACCGAGGCGACTACCTTGCGGGAGAAGGTTGAGAGCCTTGGGGAGAAGATGGCGCGAGCCCGCATTGAGCGCGACCTCCGAGTGCGTGTCTACACGCGTAGGGTAGAGCACTCGGTTGAATACCAGGTCGACATGCTTGATCCAGACGGCCAGGTCTTGGCAACACAGCCGACCTCGGAATGGGCCTATCGGATCCAGGAAGTCCTGTTCGAACACATCTCCGAACTGACCGCGCAGTACATCAGCATCTCCAACCAACTCGTCTCGGCCGAGCAGACCTACCAGCTAGCCATGCAGGAATCCGCCAAGGCCAGCAGGGAAGAAGCCACGCAGATGTGGATGCGCGCCGCACACGCGCTCCGGGCGGAAGCGCGGGCCGAGGTATTCAAGGAGATCGAGATCCACTGGCGCGAACTGCTGGAGTCTCTTGGTTTCCGCGCAGACCGCAAGGTCTCCGGATTGGCCAAGGCTGCCTCGGTGCGAGATGAAGAGCACAAGGCTTTCAAGAGTCTCCTCAAGGTCTACGCGACCGCGCTCGGTCAGATCCGGGATATCGGCCGGAACCGTACCGCGAGCGACGCCGGCTCGTTAAGCGAGGGAAAGGGGGCGCATATGCCGATTTCGGCACGGCTTGAGACGTAAGAGGAAAAGGAGATGTTGTGTATGAGTGGTGATCTGATTACCGAACCAGTGGTGATATCGGTGGACCCCGGCGGCACAACCGGATGGAGCATTATGTGTGTCCATCCGGAAGCGCTCAGTGTGAAAGATGTGCCGATCCTGTCGAATATTCGTCATTGGGCGCACGGCCAAATCAGCACAGAGAATTCTCTACAGGGTGAGCGCAAATGCGTGCACACCTTGCTACAGATTATCGAAGTGTGGCCAGGTGCGCTTGTGGTGATCGAAGACTTCATTCTGATGAAGAAGTCCATGGGTAGAGAGCTGTTGTCCCCGGTGCGGATCACCGCCGCACTCGAATACGCACTACAGGAGATCGGTTGGAAGAACTTCACCCGACAAGGTCGGGAGGCGCTTACAGAGGCCAATGATGATCGAATGAAGCGCTGGGGCCTGTACAAACGCGCAGGCGGTCAAGAGCACGCGAGAGATGCCGACCGCCACTCAATTGTGAAACTCCGCAAGTTATCCACAAGGCCCGGCGAGCGCGCTGAATTCTTCCCGCAGCTCTACAACCAAAGGGGAATATACAAGGGTTGAATTACCCCGCGCGATAGAATAGGAGGTCAACTCGGAGAGCCCCGAACTCGCCGAGTTGGCTTCCTACAACAACCATTAAATGCCGAGCGCCGGACTCGATTGGAAGGGGATCCACGAGCCCGGCGCGGCGGTACCCGGCTGGAGGGGTACGACATGAGTATAACGTATGCGGAGGGCGCGGGGTAAATGCCTGCCATGAATGCAGCTAAGCCAGTCGACTTGCGCGAGCGGGAGCCGTTCCCTCGAAACGCCAACTATGCGCATAAAGCCGGCTTCCTGCCGTTTCCATTGCCCGCGCGGTCAAAGGCTGACCCGCCCACAGGTTGCACTGGCTACAAGAACTCAGTAACACATGCCAAATGGAGGAAGAAGCTCGACACCTGGCTCAAGCCCGGCAAGTTTCCCAAGGACAGCTCGATCGGTGTGCGGCTGCCGGAAGGCATCATCTGTCTCGATGTCGACGCATACAAAGAAGGCGGCGCCGAGACAATCGCGCGGATCGAAGAGGAGACCGGTGTAGCTCTGCCGGATACCTGGCGTCAGTCCGCTCGGCGTGATGGCATCTCTGGCCACTACCTGTACCGCGTGCCGAAAGGTCTCAAGTGGCCGGGCAAAGCGGGTCCTGGCGTAGAGACCGTGCACTATGGCCATCGCTACCTCGTCTCGTCGCCAAGCATCCATGAGGACCAAGGCAAAGACCCCAACGTCGGCACATATTGGTGGTACACGCCCGGCCAAGAGATGGATGGCGAAGGCTCGCTGACCTATCCGAAGATTGCCGACCTCCCGGAATTGCCCGAGGAGTGGATCGACTATCTGACGAGTGGTCAGCATGAGAAGCTCCTGCCCGAGAAAGAGTTCGGCTCCATTGGTGAGCGCAACAAAGCGATCGCTGAGTGGATCAATTCCAAAGGCTCGGAGATGTGTAATGAAATGGCCCGGCTTGTAGTTGAATTTGAAAGTGAAGTTGGTGTCGGCGCACACGACTCAGCGACTTCCTTGACCTGGAGGCTCGTCGCGCTCGCGGCCGAGGGTCATCAGGGCCTCGGTCTAGCCCTTGAGAGCGTCCGTGCCGCGTTCGTCGGAGAGGTAGCGCGCGATGACCGCGCGGGCGGCACGAAGCGCTCTCTTGGGCAGCTACGGGACGAATGGGGCCGGGCGGCAGATGGTGCCGTCAAGAAGGTCATGCTCCTCGAAGAGAATGCGATGTTCGAGGGCTACCCAGATGAGTGCCATTGTGGCGACCTCATGGAAGATGGGACGCCCAAGCGTATTGTCGATGTCAACACCTATGATCTGATCCGGGAGATCCCACTCGCATATCAGGCTCTGGCGCCGAATGGTGATGGCTACGGCACATATCTCATGAATGGCGAGCTAACGCAACTTGAGCCGGATCGCACCACACGAGTCAACGTGCATTATCTTCGATCACTTGTGTGCAAGACGGTAGCCTGGCAGAAGACCGCGTCAATTGGCGAGAATAAGATTCCGGTATCTGCCCAACCTCCGCGCGAGTTCTTGGATACGCTACTCGCCGAGAATGATCGCTACAGGTATCTTCCTGTGCTCCGTGGTCGGACCATGACGCCATTCTATGCAAACAGCGACAAAGGCCCAGAGTTGGTGGCCAAGAATGGATTCCATGCCAAATCGGGTATGTTCTTGGAGATGACTCCGCAGATGTCGGAGACGC